CAGGTAGATCGCATGGCCTTGGTCGTGGGTCATGTCGATGCACAACCCGCAGCCGCTCAGCTGCAGGTCGAAAGCGACCGTGTTCTCGATGGTCAGCTGCCCTTCCTCGCCGGTGATGTCGATTGCGACCTCAGCCATGGTCTGCCTCCTGCGGCAGCAGCTTCTGCTGCTGCACGTGCTCGATCACCGTCTGCCCGCTGGAAAGCAGGATGTGCGACAAGAACGCGGCCTCGAAGGTCAGCATGCCGATCTCGATTGCCGTGACCTGGCCTTTCACCCAGTCGCGCAGGATCGAGTAGACGGCGACGCCGCCGATCTTGAGCGCCTTGGCTTCGTGTTCGGCTCGAGTGGCCCGGATCCGGGGGCCATAGGGGTGCTCGCGCAGCCAGGCCGCTGCGTAGCCGCGCGCGCTGGCCTTGAGCTGCACCTGCCGGCCGCGGTGCTCGAATTGGATGAACAGCTCGCCGCTTTCGTAGTCCTCACCGGTAGCGAAGCGCTGGCAGCCGAAGCTGCGCAGCATCTTCTGGATGTCATTGATCGCGTTGTTGCCGCTGGACGCGTTCTCGTAGGGGAGGCTCATTTGTCCACCGCCTGGCCGTCGATCTCGGCATCCGTGACCTGCCCCACCGGCTGGCGAGCGTCTGGGAAGCGCTGAAGGGCCCAAGCCTCAGCGCGAGAAAACGCGTCGAAGTCGTGGGCGACGTCGGATTGTCCGCACTCCATCCAGTAGTCAGCCCATGAGAGCCCATTCACCGGCCGGCGGGCGGCGAGGTGCCGCATGTTCGGGCATTCGGCGGTGTGCAGCTCACCTTCCGGCTGGGCGCAGCATCCGTAGATGCGAGCCGGCTGGCGGGCGGCGAGGGTGCAATGCGGGCAGGCTTCGATGTTCCCAATACTGCTGCCGCTCTCGTCAACATCCACGTCAAAGTCAACATAGCCTCGGCCCTTGCATTTGCCGCAGTGAAAGGCATCCCCCTGACCACCCGGGGAGGGCTGGGCGGAGAGGGCGGCATAGGGAGCCCAATGCGTCGGCCCATACTGACTGTCTACGGCATGGTTGATGAAGGCGGCTCCGTTGTTGAAATCAATGAATGCCCACGGGAATCCACCCGTATCGGACGGCCAGGTTCCATCGTCGTTCTGCACCGGCGACACCGGCGCAGACCACCAGCCGGGCGATACATGATCTTCACCCCACCGCAGACGAACCACGGTTCCATCGCGCGGGCACGTGTCCATCGAGCGCCACGGCGCCCGCTCTGCCTGATCCCCCAGCCTCACCCTCCCACCGGGCTGCACGTCCGCCAGGGGCTTGTTGTCGTTGGTCATGCGTCGATCCTCTTGAAGGTGATGACCCACACCCAGGGGTTGCTGTTCCAGTCGCCGCCGGTGCTGTCCCAGAGGTCGGCGAAGATCTCCCGGCTGTCCTCGTAGACCATTGGCTTTGCCGCGCGCGGGTGGGTGCGACGCAGTCGGATGTCCGGCAGCATGGCCGCGCTGGCGCCCTCGGCGACGGCATCGGTCTCGTTGATGGCCTGCAGCCGCTCCACGCGAACGTCGGTGATCTCCAGAACCAGGCGGCAGGCCCTGCGCGGCATGTGGATGCTCGGAATCCAAGGCGAGCGCTCCATGTCATCGACGTGGGCGACCTCAACCCCATCTGCCCGGTAGTGGTAGCGCTCGGGATCCGACCATTGGCCTTTGTCCTCGTCCCAAGCGTTGGTCCACGTCTCCCGTACCCACAGCCGGTCCCTGGGCTGGCCGAAGGGGCACCGGAAGCCGGTGGTCATTTCCTGGCTGCCCGCGATGCGGAACTCGCCGGCATTGGAGAAGGCGCGGGCCTGGCTGAAATCTGGATTGCAGCCAGGGCGCCAAGGGATGTCCTTGATCGCGCGCCTTGTCTGCGTCTTCTGGCCTGCCAGGATGGCGCGCACCATGACACCGTTGAACAGGATGGGACGCTCACGCATGGGCGGTCTCCGCCAGCGGTGCCGGCGCGGCAATGTCGCCGGGCAGGCCTGTCGGTTCGGCCGCGCCGGCGGCATCGTCGTATGCACGGACCGCGCGGGCGATCGCGTAGAGACGCCAGATGAAGTGGAACGTGTACTGCTGCAGGGACGATGCGTATTCCCAGGCGTCGGTGATCCGGAAGTCGCTGTAGTCCGGGTCGTTCGGCCTGAAGTCCGACATGGCACTGATCGCGTTGCTCAGGGCATCGTGATCTTCCGAGTCGTTCAGCACTTCGAGCTCGAGCTCCTGCCACAGCCGGGCCACCCATTCCGGGGGCGTGTCCGGATCCGCCAGGTCGTCGGGATCCACGCGTTCCTCGACGTATTCCTTGAACAGGCGGGTCACCAGCGCGCGGAAGAGGTCAGCGCTGAATTCCTTCTTCTCGCCGTCGTTGGCCACGCACTTCTCGGCCCAGTAGCCATCGTTGACGAACAGGCCTCCGGCCTCTTCATGGTGGGCGGGCTTGGCGCGGAAGAACTCGAACATGTCGTGCAGGCGGCTGAAGACGGCCGTGCCCATGTCGCCGGAGATCGCCAGGTGCCCGGGCCAGGTCACGATGTCGAAGCCGTAGCAGTAGGTACCAGGGCGCCGGAACTGCAGGTGGCGGTGCACGCCGTCGTCGACCACGATCCGCAGCTCATGGGAGGCCGTATCGGCGAGGAAGCGAGGGAGGACGTCACTGCGGCTCATTGGTATCTCCGGACTGTGCGGACGAGGCCTGGGCGGCCTTCAGGGCGGTTTGCCAAGCGGGTATCGGGCTGTCGTCGGCGCCGAGCAGCTGCAGCAGGCCGGGCCGATGGCCAGCTGCGATGCGGCCGCCGGCGCGCAGAACCAGCAGCACCTGCGACTTTTTCGTGAGCGGATCCTGCCGAGGTAGATGGCGGACGTTGATGACCTTGCCGTCCACGATGTCCGCTACGGAGGTGACGTCAGGGCCGGTGGCCATGTCGCAGCCCTCGATTGCTACGGGGCGATCTGCGGTCATCGTCAGCGCCTCTGGCCGGGCGGCAACGTGGGGAGCTGCTGGGGCTCGGCAACTGCCGCCGTCAGGTTTCCGGTTTCATGGGCCAACCGGATCGCGTCGAGCTCGACCTTCACCGCACCGATGTAGGTGGTGGCCACGATGGTCGAGGCCTTGGCGCGCTCGATGACCTGGCCCATCTGTTCGGCACTCAGGTCGTCGTCGCCCAAGCGTTCGAGCATGGCGACCAGGTGGTCGCGGACGTCACTGACCTTGTTCTTCATCTTCTTGCTCCTTGATTCGCCTCTTGAGCCGGCGCGTGATGCTGGACTTCAGGTGGACAAGTTCTTTCAGTTCCGGCGGGAACCGGTTGTGGTAGCTGTTGCGCCGCATGTTCTCGGCGAGGGTCACGGTCTCGAGGCGATCAGCAGTGATCTCGGCGGCGACCAGCGTCTTCAGGCCGGGCCGGAACACCACGATGTGTCCCTCCGGTACCGGGCCGTTTGCCGCCTCCCAGACCATCACGTGCACCGGGCGCCAGCGATTGACTGGGAACAGGGCTGGGTCGTCTGTGACCTTGCGCATCAGCACCTTCCGTTTCGGATCGACCTTCTCGGTCCCGATCGGCACGTAGTTGCGCGCCTCGCTGGCCGGGCGCCCCTTCTTGAACTGGGTTTCTCGCATCCGGCCGGCATACCAGCCAGGTCGCCGCAGGCCCTTGTTCGGTGGGGTGCTGCCGGGCTTGATCCGTGACGCGATCGATCCCGGTTCCTGCGTCCCGTTCCAGAGCGCGGCCATCGGCTGGGTGTGGAAGTCCTCGGCCTTCTGCAGGCCCAGCAACGCTGCTCGTCGGTACACCGCGGCCTTGGGTCGCTCGAGGACGTGGGCGATCAGAAAGGCGGGAAACCGCGGCCAGTTCAGCCGCAGCGTCTCGTCCTCGTCGACCGTCCAGGGCCGGCGCGCGTTGGGGTGTGACTTGCGCGTCATGGGTCACGGGTTCCACCCGGAACGCCCTGGAGCGGGGGGCTGCCGCCGCGCGCGCTGCCGAATGGCTTCCTTCCGGAAGAACTCGCCGTGCTCGATCTTCTGACCGCGGATTCGGAAGCCCCAGCTGTGCGCGCGCGGCGGTAGGGTCAGCACCACCGTCCAGGTGCCTTCGGCCTGCAGGTCGTCAGCCAGCGCGATACGATGCCAGCCCTCAGCACGGCGGAACAGCAGCTGGCCAGCGCCATACCAGGTCGACGAGTAAGGTTCCTCGGCGATCGCCGAGGGCAGCGCGTCCGGTACCGCCGGCAGCGGCCCGTCGAAGGGGCGATGCTCGAAGTACCCACCGCGCAGGATCAGGCTGAAGAAGGACCAGGGGTGGTCGTGGAAGACGCCGCCGTCGTCGCTGCTGCGGATGTGGTGCAGACGCAGGGCCAACCAGGGCCGGGGCTGGCCACGGTCGTCGACGCCGGCGCGGCCGATACGCAGCAGCCAGAAGCGGTCCATGTACGGCGTGCCATCGGCGTTGACCAGGTGGAAGTAGGGGGTGCGGGTGCCGCGCTGAATCAGTGCAGCGGCAACGCGGTCCAGCACGCGCCGGCCCACAGTGAGGGGCGGCGCCTGCAGATCCATGTAGCTGCCGCAGCGGCCGCACGATTCCATATCCGGCCAGTCTCGGGCGCAGCCGAACAGGGCACAGATGAAGGCGCGCACACGGCTCACGGCTGCTCGCCCTTGTAGGTCGCGACCAGGCCGCTGGCTGCGGTCAACGTGCCGGCCTCGATCTGGCGCAGGCGGCGGGCACGCTCAGCCCGGCCGCCGCCGGCCGGTGCCCAGGTGGTGCGATGGCGTGCTGGCACGCGGCGGACAGGGGCGGCGCGCGCTGCGCGCTGCGGCCTGGCCAGCAGCGCGGGCAGCAGGAGGTCGAGGGAGAAGCGGCCAGTGCTCAGAAGATGCGGGTGCATAGGGACCTCATGCGTAGGTGGTGAGGCGGAAGTGCTCGCGGACCAGGTCATAGAGCCGGCCGACTTCGGCGATCTGCAGGGCGAACCGGGCATCGAACTCGGCGCGCCTGCCGTCCTCGTCGCCGTGCTGCAGCTGCTCCACTGCGCCGTCCAGGAAGCGGAGCTTTCGGACGATCAGGTCGTCACCGACGACGAAGGAGAGGTGGTCGTCCAGCACCAGGGCGAGCTTGGTCACCTGCTTGCCGGTCTCCAGGTGCAGGTCGACCTCGTCGCAGCGCAGTTCGTGGTGCTGGCAGCGAACGATTGCGCCGCCCTCGACCGGATCGCGCAGCTCGCATTCCTCGCCCAGGCTGAGGCCGTCGGGCAGGGCTTCACCGGCAACCCAACCGGTAAGAATCGCCCGCGGCGAAACCTCGGCATTCAAGGGCAGGGCGGGGAAGCTGCCGACCACGTTGCGCAGCTGGCTCATGGCGGCCTCGCCGGTCTTACGGCTGCTGGTGTCGACGAACACAACGCCGCGCTGGTGGTCCAGGTAGAGATCCGTGCGGGAGGGGCGGACGAAGGCACGAGGCAGCAGCTCGTGCAGCAGGTCGTCCTTGATGCGCTTCCGTTCGCGGCCGCCGGGGCGGCGCCCGTCGCGTTCCTCGATCTCCAGCAGCTTGAGGTCGAGCAGGTTGTTCACCACCGCCGGCGGCAGGATCTTCTCTTCGGCGCCGATGGCCATCCACATGCAGCGTCCGATTTCGTGCGACAGCAGCTCCTTCTCTTCGCGGCCGAACGGCGAAATGAAGCCGGCCGAGCACATTTCTAGCGGGCCCACCGGCTTCAAGGCGCGCGCCTGCAGGCCGTCCTGCCAGTCGAACATCTGCAGCTGCGGGTAGGTGAACATCGTGAGGTTGCGGAAGAACATCAGGTGTCTCCGGTCTGTTCAGAGGTGACGCTGCTGCCTTCGGGCAGCTCGGAAAGGCCCAAGGTGTAGAGCGCGTCGTCGATCGCGGCCTGCTCGGCTTCTGCGATGACGCTGTGCGGTCCAGCCACGCCCGGGATATGGACGTGGAAGAGCCTCATGGTCGGCAGGCCTCGGCGATGCGCTGGAACTTGCGCGCCCAGGTGGCCAGGTCCGGCTTCATGCCCGCGCTCCAGGCGATCTGGAAGATCGTGCCGAAGCGGATCCGCAGCGCGCGCCACTGGTCCGGCGGTGCAGTCGACACCGCGCGCTGGTAGCGCTGCACGCGCGCCGCGGGGGTGATTGCCGGCGGCATGCGGTCCAGGTCGTGCTGCAGGATCGCGTCGACGCCGTGCCCCAGCAGGTGCAGGTCTGCCGTCATGACATGGCCCTCCCGTGCACCACCCAGAACAGGTCGGCCAGCGCCGGCGGCACCGGGGACATGGTGCGCACCTCGTTGAAGGCGGCTTCGATGATCTGCTCGAAGGTGCGGCCATCTGGTGCGCGCGCGGCTTCGCCTTCAACCTTCAGGAGGCCGGCGAGGTATTCCCTGCTGCTAGGACTCAGGTTCCCGATCAGGTCGTCGAGGTCGATCTCAGCGTCGACGGTCATGGTCACCGAGTTCATGACAGCACCGCCCGGGATCCGAGGCCTACCGCCACGCCCAGCAGGAAGCCGGCCGTGCCACCAATCGCCAGCACCCGTCGGAACAGCACTGCGGTGGCCTCGGCGACGATGTCCTCCGCCTTCATGCTGCACCGCCTTTGACACGCGCCAAGGCGTCGAGGCGGCGCTTCCACGCATCCCGGGTAGCCTGGAACTCGTCATGGTTTGCCGGCCAGCCCAACCACGCCTCACGTGCACGGTTGTATTCCTCGTCGGCCGCGATCAGCTCGGCGACTGCGGCGCGGGCGGCCTCCTGCGCGACGTAGGCCTGTCCTGCGCCCTTCTCGCGCTCTATCGCCTGATCCATCACTGCCAGCACATCGACAGGGGCGCTCATGCGGCACCGCCTTGGGGCATCACGAAGCGGTAGCCGCGCAGGCGGATGGTCTCGATGGCGTGCTTATGGCCAGCGGCAGCGAGCTTGCGGCGCACGCGCGATACCAGCACCTGCAGGACGTTGGATTCCCGCGACGGCGGCTTGCTGCCCGGGTACATCGCGGCATGCAGTGCGTCGACTTCCACCAGGCGATCCGGGGCCGCGACCAGAACCTGCATCACCACGGTCTCGGTGCGGCTGAGCTTGATGCTGCTGCCGGCGATCAGCAGGCGCTGTCCCATGATGACGGGCGCGGTATGGCTGGCAGCCTCGCCGCAGCTGCTGCAGAGATCCTTGTCGATCCAGGAGCAGCCGCCCCGGCAGGCCTGCAGCTCGGTGCAGCCGCAGATGCGGCAGCGGCGTTCGGTGAAGGCCATCAGTGCACCTCCACGAAAGCCAGGTCATAGATGACGCACCGCGCCCGGGCCACCACTGGGGAGGTGGCTTCCGTCGACAGGGGGACGACGGTATTGGCCCGGGCGCAGGCGTCGGGGGAAACGGAGTAGGTGCCGACGACAACCGCGTCGACGGCGTCGAGCGCGAGCTGCCAGCGGTAGGGGGAGAAGTCCTTGGCCAGCGCGGCGGAGACGCCGGAGGCACAGTCCGGCACGCGGCCGGCATCGTTGAAGCCGTTGAGCACTGCCTGCGCGATGGTGGTGCGCAGGCCCCAGTCGTTCTCGTTGGCCAGGGTGTAGACCTCCAGCGCCGCGCAGATGCGCGGGCTGGTGATCACCAGCGCAGCTGGTGCCCGGACGGCCTGGCCGGGTTCGTCTGTGGAAGGGGACGATGGGGAGAAGAAGGCGCCAAGGCCGGTGGCTCCGAGAGCCCCCAGTGCCAGGTACAGCGACGAAGACAGTGCAGACATGTGCTCAACCATCCGTGCTTGGGATGGTGAGCAAAATATTGCGCAAAACTTAACGTGTCAAGCAAAAGTTTGCTTAATGCTATCTCGCTGCCACAGATCGGTCTCTGGCCGCTTCCATCAGCTGGTAGTCATCCAGTCGCCGCCGCTGGGCCAGGGCCTCGTCAAACGCACGGCCTTGTGCCTCCTTCCATGCCGAAAAGGACGCGTCGCTCGCGGAGATATTGCTGTTCTCCGGGAGGGCCAAGAACATTCGCTCTCGCGTCTCCCGTACCTCACCCGGTGAGGCAGGGGAGGGCAACGTCATGCCGAGCTTCCGCGCGAGTTCGCGGTCCGTTGCGCCGAAGGCGTCGGAAGGGACATCGCGCGCGAATGGGTTGCCTACGACAGGCGTCATGACCGGCTGTCGGCGCGTTGCCTCAGCAGGCTCTCGAGTTGCGGCAGTCTGACGATTGCACTGCGCCAATGCGACTTTGACCCCCGTGTCCGATCCGGCGGCGCCGGCAGCAGGGATGGCGCACTCTAGGAAGCTACGCCTCTGGGGCTCAGGCTGATTTTCATGAAGTTCGCGGCAGAAGCTGAGGTTAACCCGTGACCCTTCATTGCTCTTCGCGGCAACGGAGTATCGATTGACGCAGTCGGCCGAGGAAGATCCCGTCGTGGCCGAGCAAGCGCTCAAGGCCAGTGACGTTGCGGCAACCAAGGTGAGGATTCGCACGGGTCACCTCCATGTCGACTACCCGGTTTTTCGTGAAGGAACGCCCGGGATCTCGGCGTACCTGACTTCGGCATCTGCGACACGATCAATGTTCGCACGAGCAGAGGCAGGGGCTTTGATGTAGTTGTCGATAAGTCGAGCCAACTCAGGCGACTGTAGGACCTCAAGGGGGACCTGGTCGAGCAGCAGCATCCAGACCGGCACCCCGTATGCGTCAGCTATGCCATCCACCGTCCGCAACGTCGGGCTGGTCTCATGGGTCGTGCCGTAGGTCACTACGTTCCCGACACTGCGCTGGGCGAGGCCGGCGCGCTTGGCCACCTTCGCCTGCGTGTCCCCAGCCGCTTCCATCAGGCGGCGGACGTTGTCGGCGAGGGTGCGGGAGGAATCATTAGCCACCTGAGCAGGATATTGATCAGGGTCGGCAAAGTATTGCTTTTCATCTGAGCAAAAGTTTGCTACAAAACTGCCCATGGACGCCGATACCCTCTTGCATCAAACCGTGGTGCGCCTGCGTGCGCATGAAGGGAAGTACGCCGAGATCGCCCGGCAGAACCCGGACATCGGCTATTCGTGGCTGACAAAGCTGGCGCACGGGCAGATCACGAACCCGACGATCGCCAGCCTGCAGCAGCTCATCGAGGCGCTGAACGCCTTCGAAGGCCTGGAGCGGGGCGGCCTGGCCGAAGTGGTGGCGCAGGCCGATCCGGTTATGGACCCGGTTATGGACCCGGTTATGGAACAGCGCACCGAACCGAGCGGCGACGTGGACGCCGGCCGCATCGTTCCGCTGGAGACAGCCTGATGGCCCGTCGACACCTCAGCAATCCTCGCGAAGGGGAGGGCCAAGGCCACGGGCGTGAGATCCGTGAGCTGCGCGCGCTGCGCAACCAGGTCCGGGACCTCCAGCGCCAGGTCGACGACCTCAGCGCTTGGCGCGTCCAGCAGCACGAAGATTCCATGCGGACCGCGACGAAAGCGCCGCCGCCGCCGGTCGGATTCTGGGGCCGCCTTCTGGTGGTGTTCGGTAAGGGGGCGCGATGAACAGCGGCCGCAATACCGCAGGCCGGTCGAACGCGCTGCCTGCGAGCACGCCGACCGTCATGACCGCGGCGCTGAAGCGCATCGGAGCGCTGGAGCGCCGAGTGCGCGCGCTGGAGCAGCGGCAGCCGGCGTCTAGCGTTCCTGCTCAGAACCAGCGCGCTGCTGTTCCAACAGCCGCTCCGCTTCCGCCGCCTCCGCCAGCTCCTGGCGGCTCTGCTGCGCCTTCAGGATCTGACGCTCGATCTCCAACAGGCGAAGCACGGTCGCAGCGGCCACGCCGGCTGGGGCTTCGGGCGAGGTTTTGCCGCGCAGTGTTTGGATGGCGGCGCGAACCACCTCCAGCAGCATTTCTGTGTCGGGATGACTGCCAATGACGGCCAGCGTGAACCAGCTGTTCGCCTGCTTTTCAGCCTCCAAGGCGGCGATTCGTTCGTCGTATTGGGCGAACCGGGCTTCCAGCTCGGATGGGGTCATGGGGGAGATTGTCCTTTGGGCGGGGGTCGATTCTGTCAGTAGTCGGCAACTGATGCCTACGAACAAGGGTGTGCCACGTTCATCTGGAGGTGCCGAGTGATGTCTGGCGATTGCAAGCCGATGGCCGACAAGCATGTCGGCGCATCGGACCTGGTGTTTACCGCCGAAACTCGAGATCCGAGTCGACCAGGGCATTGGGCGCCGGTTTTCGACGACAACTCCGGGGAAATCAGACCCCCGGATGAATCTGATCGAAGAAGGCGCCATACCGCTGAAGCATCCGGGTCAGGGAATCTCGTCTCTGAACCGCCCAGTCTGGCGTACCCGCTTTCTCTACCTGTCCGACAAGGTCTTGGACCCGAGCCTTCAGAGCGGCTGGGTTTGGATGAGTAGCGATCAGCGCATGAATCCATAGGTCCATGGCTGCCTTCTCACCATGGAGTACGTGCATGTCCTGAGCGACCGCCTCGAACTGTCCGCGGACGCGGTGCTGGAAGCCGTCAAAGTCAATTGCAAGTTGCTGCAAATCTGCCATGGGTGTCTCCGGTTGGTGTTTGGGTTGGGTTGCACCGCCATTCTGCCAGCCGGAGGACCCGCCCTTACTACCGAGGACTCCCATGCCCTGGATCGATGAAACCTGGCTGCAGGACGCACTGGCGGCCCTGAAGGCCACGTGCGATGTCGACGCACACACCCGCAACGCGATGATTCAGTTCTTGCTGGACAACGGCTTCTGGGATCAGGAGAAGCTGAAGGACTGGACCAGCGCTGTTGCCAAGTTCAACAGCTGCCTCAACCCGAACAAGGCCGAGTTCTTCAAGATCGGCGAGCTGTGGGCGCTGATGCGCCGCTTCGGCCGGCACCAGCTCTTCCTGGCCATGGCCGCGGATCTTGGTTATGAGGTCCGCTCGATCCCGACCGAGCACCGCCGGCAGGAGCTGATGCAGCAGCTGCTCGACGTCCAGGCGCAGTGTGCAGCCGCCGTGGAGCGCGCCGCCGGCCAGCTGGAACGCCTCAACACGCCCGCGCCGGAGCCGCGCCCAGGTGCCATCCATGGACAGGGTCGCGCGCAGTTCAGCACCAGCCCGAGCGATTGGAGCGCGCCCATCAGGGGCAACGCCGTCCAAAGCGTGGGCTGCCCGTAACGGGATAGGCCTGCGCAATGAGCAACAAAATCACGGAGCTCTGCTGGAAGCTGCAGATGCCGCCGCCCGCAAAGGCGTTGCTGATGGCGCTGGCGTGGCACGCGGACGACTTCGGCATGGCCTATCCGGGATTCACCACGTTGATCCAGAAGACCTGCCTGAGCAAGACCGCGCTGCTCAGCGCGATCGCGTGGCTGGAAGACAACCAGGTGCTGACCATCCGCCGCGGCGGCAGTGATGCCGGCGGCACCAAGTACAGCAACCGGTACAGCCTCAACCTTGGCCGCCTGGACCCAGAGGTGTTCGCGTCGAAGCCACGGCGTGCATCCAAACCGGTTCGCCCGACGGACCGGTCGGAGAACGGCGAAGGTGTAGACCGGTCCGGCACGCAGACCGGTACGAATGCCGAACCGGTACGCGATACGGACGGGTTGGAAGAGACTGAAGGCTCCGACCGGTACGCGGGAAGTACCGGTGCGCAAGAACGACCGGTACGTCTCGCGAACTCGACCGGTACGTCTGGCGGACCTGACCGGTCCGTCTCGCGTACTCAACCGGTCCGCGAGACGGACCCTAAAGGTCATGAAAGGTCAGTAAAGGTCATTGAACCGTCAAACGCGCAGGCGCGCGACGACGATGCGGTGGTGCCGCAGCTCAGCGACGACGAGGTCAAGCGCGAGCTGATGGGCATCCCCCGATTGCCGCCGGGTCTGGACCCGCAAGTCCTGGCCAGGTTCGTGCGGCACCGCCGTGTGCTGGGCAAGCCGATGACGATCAGCAGCTGGCTGGAACTACAGCCGCGCTTCCGTCAGCTCACGGCCGACGGCCACGACCTCAATCGCTCCCTGCGCCAGACGATGGCTGCAGGCCTGGCACTGCCCGTAACACCGAAACCCGAGGGGACCGACCATGCCAACAATTCAGGCTCTGCTGCCGAACGAGTCCGACGTCGCGCAGAGGCAGACGAGCTCCGTGACGCCGCTGCAGAGGCAGACGCCGCCGCCGGCACAGCAGGCGCCCTTGACGGCCCGGGCTACGCGCACGCTGTGGGTGCGCATGGCTGAGATCTACGGCTACCGCTGGACCAGCGCCTACGGCGAGGATCCCAGCGGCGGCGCTGCCGCTACCTGGGCGAAAGGGCTTGCCGGGCTCACCGGGGACCAGCTGGCCGCGGGCCTGGGCTCGAGCATCGCCTCGGCCGACCCGTGGCCACCGACCCTGCCGGAGTTCCGGCTGCGCTGCCTGGGTGTGCCGAGCTTCGCCGCTGTCCGCAACGACACCGGCCGCCGGGACGGCTTCACGCGCCTGGTGTGGCAGTACCTGGACGGCCATCGCTACCGCACATCGAGTGCCGACAAGAGCGATCGCCTGTTGCGGGAGGCCTACGACCAGGCGCGCGAATACGTGATGCGCGGCGGGCAGCTGCCGGACGAGCCGGTGGCGGTCCTGGGCCAGGCCGCTGTGGCCACGCCGGTACCGGCCAGCCCTGAAGCACTCCGCCGTGCTGAGCGCGAGATCGCGGAGATCTTCGGCAAGGGATCTGCAGAGCCAGGCAACGACGACCATCCGCCGGCGACGGGCAAGATGGCAGCGGCAGGGCTGGATCGATGATCGACCAGGAGCAACTGCGCAGCTACCACCGGTCGCAGGTGCTGTATGCCCTGCAGGAGGCCAGCGAACCGATGACGGCCTCCGAAGTGCACGAGGCCATGACGACCCTGGCGCTGGCCATGGGCCACCCCAGGGAATGCGCAGCGATCACCCCAGCCGCTGTGGCCGGGATACTGCGTGGCATGCTCGGCGAGCAACTGGTCACCCAGGGCGACGACAGGGCGAATCGCCGTTATGGGCGTGCCGAGCCGACTTGGTCGATCGCAGCTGGCCAGGCGCGGGTCCTGCAGCCATCGGCCCCGGGCAGGAGCACGGCCTCATTGGCTGCCGCGTCACCGATGGCGGGGCAGGGCACCCAGCTCCGCCAGATCACCATTGATCAGCGCCTGGCATTCCTGCAGGCCGAGTGCGCGGCGCTGCTGGCGGACGTGACAAAGGAACATGCGGCGTTCGAGCTCCGGGTTCGAAACCAGCTGGAGGCGTTCGAAGCGCGCGCTGCACGGTTGCTCGGTCTACCGCAGGACGGTGGCCAATGAGCAACCGTGGGCTCCGCTACAACCGAATTGAGGACATGCCGCAGGGTATGCAGCAGCTGGTGCACAAGGCTGGCCAGGCTGCACCTGCACGTGGGCCGGCCGACCATCAGCCGCGCGCACCGGTGGAGAAGCGGCCGAAGTACGGCAATGTGATCACCACGGTGGACGGGATCCGCTTCGACTCGAAGCGCGAGGCCCGCTACTACGAGCAGCTGAAACTGCGCCAGCAGGCCGGCGAGGTGCACTTCTGGCTGCGCCAGGTACCGATCCACCTACCCGGCGGCACCAGGTACGTCCTGGACTTCCTGGTGTTCCTGCGCGACGGGCATGTCGACTTCGTGGACGTGAAGGGCCGGGAGACGAAGGAATTCCGCATCAAGAAGCGCGAAGTGGAGCACCACTACCCGATCAAGGTGTTGCTGGCATGAGCGGCTGGAGATCCAGTGGCCGCCTAGGCGGTACCGGCGTCGACCTCAGTGCGGTGGCCACCACCGACCTGCTGCGGGAGATCGAACGGCGCTGCTCGGCGGGCGGACCGCCCAAGGTCGACCGCCCTGCGAAGGACCGGCCATTCGCGACCAAGGCGCTCTGGGCCGAGGACAAGGTCAACCAGGCACGTGCCCGGCTTGCCGAGCTCCGCGCGCTGCCGGTACCGACCTGCGAGGCCGAGCGCGCCGCCCGCTCCACCCAGGACTCGCAACTGGTCGCCGACGTCGTCAAGTACGACGGCATGGCCAAGGCATTCAAGAGGAAGGGCCAATGAAACCTGCGGAGCTGAAGGCGCGGTTCCCGACCGAAGCTGCCCTGTGCACGTGCCTGATCGACTGTCTGACCGCGACTGACGGCTGGGAGATCTACCCCGAGACGGCAGGCTTCGACATCCTCGCTGTGTGGAAGGCGACCGGGCACCAGCTCGGCATCGAGGCGAAGCTGCAGCTCAACGCCAAGGTGGCCGACCAGATCCTGCCGGCGCACTGGAGCAACGCCGACCAGCGGGGCCCGGACTTCAGGGCTGTGCTGGTTCCCTGTACGACGGCAGCAAACTACGGCATTGCACGCATGCTCGATGCGCTAGGTGTGCAGGTCCTGGTGCCGGACAGCTGCACCGGCCGGTGGAAGACGGAGCCCGGGCAGCAGATCCAGCGCGAGGTGCATCGGCATGGCCTGCACCAGGCCGCCCCATGGGACCGGGCATCCGGCGATCTCCGCGAGTGGGGGCCCACGGCATGGTTCGACTGGAACCCCACCAGGCGCTGTGAGCTGCCTGAGTTTGTGCCGAAAGTGGCCGCAGGTGTGCCGGCGCCGCTGCAGTTGACGCCCTGGAAGGTCGGCGCGCTGAAGGTGCTGGCAGATCTCGAGCTCGATGGCTTCACGACGGCGAAGGGTGTCCGGGCCCATGGCGTAGATCCGCGCCGCTTCTGCGCGACCGACGGATGGCTGAAGCAACTGGGCGGCGGGAAATGGGCCCGCGGAACCCTCCCTGCTTTCGAGGTCCAGCACCCCGAGGCCTATGCCCAGGTGCTGGCCCAGGCGCGCGCCGCGCGCGCTGCAGCGGATCCCAAGAAGACCCTGGAACAGACGCCATGAACGAAACTGCAGTCGGTACCACCGCGCTCGCTGCCGCACGCGAGCTCGAAGTGGCGTTCCTCAATGGGAAGAAGATCCCGTCCTGCGCCAACTGCAACGGCAAGGCGAGGGTGTGCTGGCCTGGCCGGGAGTCGCAGCTCGTACAGTTCCAGTGCCGGCACTGCGGGTCGCAGGGAGCCATCTTCGATAGCAGCGCGCCAGTCCGGTGTGGCCGCTGTGGTACCGCCCCGACTGGCCTGTTCCCGCGTGGCGCACAGATCCAGTGCTGCAGCTGCGGGGCATCCTCAGCCGTGTTCGTTGGCCAGGATCCTGCCGGTGCCCTGGCGGCGGCGCTGGATGCCTGGTGCCGCCGTGCACCGGTTCTTCCGCCGCCGGCGGACGACGGTGCAGGCCAGCGGCGCCGCGGCGCAGCCCCGGATGGATTCGATGACGAGGGCAAGGGCGATGTCCTGGAGCTGCTGTCGCGCCTGCTGGTTGGCGGGAGCTACCGTATGCCAGTGGAGGGGCGCAGTACCTTGGCGCCGCTGGGCAGCAGCGACATCGCCGGCGCGGTCGGCTACATGCGCAACCCGCTGGAGAAGCACACCGCGCTGGCTGTAGCGACGCGGATGGGCCCCGCTGCGATCGCAAGGCTCTCCCTCGCTGCCTACCGCCAGGTGGCCAAGGACGTGCGCGCAATGCGCCCGCGGCCGCTGGATCTCGGCAAGCCGGCAGATCGGTGGCGCCTTCGCCTGGTGATCTACGACGCAGCCCACGAACTGGTGTGGCCGGAGCGGCGCCAGCCGTTCGCTGGCCTGGCCAAGTCGGCAAAGATGCGCAAGGGCAACTACATCAAGGCCCACAAGTGCGCCAGCGCTGCCCTGCAGGAAGCGCTTCACGGTGGCAGGCGGGGCTTCCGAAACGCTCTATGGGTTGTGCCGGACCGATAGCTCCCTCGGCGCTAGTGCTTAAGGGTGAGCTGTTCATCAAAGAGGGTACGCAGCTTGCCCGGGGAACTCTCTATAGTCTTGCGTATGGTCGCAATCCTTTCTCTCAGTTTTCGAAGCTGAGTGTCGTTGAAAGGGGCCCTCGCGGCTTTGGCAATGTTCTCCAATCTCCTCTGCTCAGTCGCTTTGGAAACAAGATCGACGAGTTCCTTGATTGGCTTGATCACCTGTTCCCGGAGCTTCTTCTCGAGAGACTTGCCGAACACCCACTTCACCTCCCGGGCGTAGTACTCAAGCTCCTCTAAACCTTCCTGACGCTTGCTGACGGTCATAGCGACGTCGAGCGCATCTTCGAGGTTGCGGAAGAGCGTGAATCGCCTGTCGAACAAATCAGCTTTAAGTTTGTTCCTCGCCGTCCGCCACTGGCGCCAGGCGATGATGCCGACTGCTGCAGCCACGAGGATCTGGCCGATTGCAGTGAAGAGCTTGATCTGAAGATCGGTCATGCCCAGTACGGTCTCAACCATTGCGACACCCTCCCTGTATTGGCCGGGATTATCACATTTGTTAAGGTTTGTTAGGGGCTGATGGTCAGTCCCATGGCTGCGCCCATTGCTTGCGCCGACAGGGGTAGATCGTTGAGCGGAAAGGACAAGTGGTACGAGTTTGGTGAGGCCCTGGCCATCACTGCCGCCTTGGTGACCGCAGCCGGTGCAATGTTCGCTGCGCCGGCTCGGTTGTTCCCAATTCCGGGACTGAACTACGTGGTAGCGATTGCCGTTGCCTTTCTGGCGTTGAGGATCTGCATTGGTGCGGGGTGGAGCCTAGGGGGAACATTCGCCCACCGGCGCACTGCGGCATTGGTGGCCATCGGCACGTCGGTTATCTACACGTCGATGATAGGTGGGCTCGTTGTGGCGCTGCTGGAGCGTGGCCCCGGCGCGTAAAACGTTCACCTAGCTGACCTCACTTGTTTCCTCATGAGGAAGAAATCTTCCTCATGAGGAACCGCAGTTGCCTCGGGAACCGAAAGTAGGTTTGAATTCCTACAGTGGGCGTTCTTATGGGCGCCTCCATTCAAAGGCCGTTGATTGACCAGGACGTGGGAGTCCGCTGGTCGATCAGCGGCCTTCTTGTTTGCGGGGTAGAGCAGTCCGGCAGCTCGCGTGGCTCATAACCACGAGGTCGGTGGTTCGAATCCACCTCCCGCTACCAAACGGCCGGTAGTCATGGCCACCACTCAAGCCAGCACATAGGCCGTCGTGAGACGCGCCGCTGGTGTCCGCGCGACCTTGCAACCGCGGTAGTGGTGGGCCATGCCGGCCTCCTTTCATTGGGGGAACCGCGGTGAGCATCAAAGAGCAGATCACGACGGACCTGGCGGTCGCAGGTTCGAAGATCGGAGCGGCCGTCAGCGTCACCGCTGCAACCTACTCGCCGGGCTACACCCTGAGCGACTGGGCCCTGATCGGCACGATCATCTTCACCATCGTCCAGACTTTCACCGTCATGGTGAAGAACTGGGGTGACTGGTCGGCCTGGTGGACCGCCCGCATGGGCAACGCCAAGCGATTCTGGGCGTGGATCCGCCGCCGTGGCTGATACCAAGCTCAGCACCAAGCAACGCGTCGGCTTCGCCGCCGCGCCGCTGGCGTTGATCGGAGCGCTCGTCGCTGCCCTGGGCACGAACGACTCAGCGCACGAAGGGCGCCGATATACGCCGTACTACGATTCGGCCGGCATCCTGACTGTCTGCGCCGGCATCACTGGCCCGGCGGTGGTGAAGGGCAAGCGCTACACCGACGACGAGTGCACCAGGCTGGAGACGGCCTACGTGCGGACCATGCTCGGCCACATGGGGCAGTGCGTCCGTGGTGAGTTCGAATTCCATGAGATCAAGGCTTGGGGCCACTTCGCCTACAACATCGGCACGCCGGCCTTCTGTGCCAGCACCGCGGCGAAGCGGCTCAACGCCGGCGAGCGCCAGGCCGCATGCACCGAAATGTGGAAGTGGCGGCTCGTCAGGATCGACGGCGTGAAGCGCGATTGCGCGCTTCCGCAGTGGCGTTCGAAGTGCGGCGGCATCATCGATCGCCGGCAGTGGGAAATGGCCACCTGCCAAGGCCGCCTGCAGTGATCACCAGGTCGGCGATCAGGGCCTGGTGGGCAGCCTGGAAGTGGGTGGCCATCCTGGCCGGCCTGCTGGCCATGTCGCTCTGGCTCAACGTCAGGCAGTACGGCGATCGCCGTGAGGCTGCAGCTGCAGCTCGCGCCGCGACCCTCGAAGACACGCTGGAGGTGACGGCCGGGATCGCACGCCAGGCTCAGACCGACAGCGCCGAGCTGCTGCAGCGGCTCGAGGCGATCGCTGCACGCGGCGAGCGAACCAGAACCATCTACCGAGCGGCAGCTGCAGCGCAGCCACTGCCAGCCAACTGCGCCCCGGGTCAGGCCCGGGTCGACGCCATCAACCAGGCCCTCGGGCCGACCAGCAGGACCGGGAAGTGACCCAGAAGCCCTCGATCGGACGGATCGTCCACTACACCCTGAGCGACACCGACGCGCTGCGCATCAATGCGCGCCGGACCGACGGTCCGTCCATGCAGGAGCGGCTGCTCGACAGCACCTGGCCAGTCGGTGCACAGGCCCACGTCGGCAACCGGGCAGCCGCCGGCGACGTGCTGCCCGCCCTGGTCGTGGCGGTCCAGCCGAACGGCCAGGTCAACGCCCAGGTGTTCCTGGACGGTAATGACGTGCTGTGGGTCACCAGCCGTGACGAGGCCAGTGAGGAATCCGGCAGCCACCCCGGCCGCTGGCACTGGCCGCAGCGCTGACGCCATGAAGCTGCGCCAGGCTCTCCCGATCGCGGCACTGATCCTGCTGGTGGGCTGCACGCAGCACCTGCAGCGTGTGCCGGCGCAGTGCGACGCGATGTGCTTCCGGCCGTGCGTCGACGCCGGCGAAGACACCGGCGTGCGTGTGACGGCCGATCCTGCCGCCGCGGACGCCTGGGACAGCATCGGCGGGGACGTGGTCGGCCAGCTGGCCGACAAGCTCCGCACCTGCGACGTGCGACGGAAGGCCTGCGAACAGTGCCTGCGCCGGCTCGACGCCAAGAACGTAATCCAGCTTTGATCGCCATCCCGACGCCATAGGAGAGCAGCATGTTGAACCAGCAAGCCGGCACAACCCCACTGGCGGACCCGCAGACCCCGATCGAATCCGCCGTGAAGGACTTGGCGCGGGCCCAGCAGGATCTGCACATCGCTGTCGAGCAGCTGGCGCTTCGCCTCGCGCCGGCGCTGGCAGAGGCGAAGCCCGACTCCCAGGCATCCACCGGACGTGCCGTCGGTGCGTCCCCGTTGCTCGAAGACCTGTTCAAGAGGCGAGACGCAGCTGCGCAGACCCTCGACTTCGTCAACGCACTGCACGCCCAGCTGACCCTGTGAGCCGGACGCCCGCCAGCTTCAGCCTCACGGTCGTGCGCGGCGCGACCTGGGAGGACGACTTCACCTACACCAACCCGGATGGGAGCCCGTTCGACCTGACCGGCTACCAGGCGCGGATGCAGGTGCGGACGCTGGCGGGCCAGTTCGGGCTGACCGAGGCCGACACCCTGGTCATGGAGCTCAGTACCGCGGCCGGTTCGCTGGTCATTGCCGATCCGTTGGACGGGATGGTCTCGATTACCGTGCCAGCGGTGGCCACCGAGGTGCTGAACCCGGCGAACGCACGCAAGGTGAAGCACTGCTACAGCCTGGAGCTGTTCAAGCCGGCGGGCGCGGATCCGGAGTACGTGATCCCGCTGGTGGCCGGCAAGGTCACGGTCCAGGGCGAGACGACACGCTGATGCCTGTGATTCGAGCCAGCGAGGGCGCGGCCCGCGTGATCGTGGTCGAGCGCCGCGGTGCCGTCGCCATTCGCGATCCCCGCACACCGATCGTCGCAACGGCCCGCCCGACACAGGTCGAGGCAATCCAGGCAGACACGCGGACGGTCGAGGTTGCAGCGCGCGGCGCGCAGGGCCCGGCCGGTCCGGCCGGCACCTCGCCAGAAGCGACGTACCCAGTTGGCCAGCCGATCCATGGTCACCGCGTGGTTCGCCTGGACAACGGCAAGGCCTATCACCCGGACACGGCGGTGCTGGAACACGCGCAGGCCTGCATTGGCATCGCCCTGCAGTCGGCCAACAGCGGCGAGGTCGCGGTGCGCCTGGCCGGCACGATCGAGGAAGCCAGCTGGACCTGGCGCGACGGCGCGGTGTGGTGCGGCACCGACGGCGCGCTCACGCAAGCCCCGGGCACCACCGGCTGGTTGTTGTGCGTTGGCCGGGCGCTCAACGCCACCACCCTGATGATCGACTTCGACTCACCCATTGCGCGGATCTGAACCCATGGCCGACAAGACCCTGCAGCTCAAGAACAACATCACCACTGAGGTCGAAGGCGTCACCGCGTCAGCTGGTGCTGCCGATGCCGGCAAGATCGCGGCCCTGGGCCCGGATGGCCGCTTCGACGACTCGCTGCTGCCGGCTGGCATTGGCGCAGACACCAAGATCTACCCGGCCAGCGAGGTACTGGCCGCCGGCGACTACGTGAACATCTGGGACGACGCCGGCACGGCCAAGGTGCGCAAGGCTGATGCCAGCGCCGCAAACGCAGGCAAGCGCGCCCATGGCTTCGTGCGCGCTGGCGTCGGCGCCATCGGCAGTGACGCCACCGTGTACTTCGAAGGGCCGAACAGCTCGCTTTCGGGGCTTACCCCGGGCGCGACCTACGTGCTGAGCCACACCACCCCCGGCGGTGTAGTGCCGCTGGCATCGGGCAGCACCACGGCGGGCCACATCCTGCAGATCCTGGGCGTGGCCACCGACGTAGGCGAGATCAACGCCGAGATCGGCAATCCGGTGGTCCGGGCCTGATATGGCTGCGCGCCGTCCGCTCGTCCTCGATGCGAGCAATCGCACCAGGGAGCTGCCCGCCGATGACATCTTGATCGGTGTTCCGCTGCAGCTCGCGGTCGGGCTCCGGGCTGGCGGAGTGTTCAACGTCGCCCTGACCTCGACCTACGCGATGACGATCGGCCTGCGCGCTGGTGGCACGTTCACCGTTCAGGCGACCACCTGATGGCCACCCGCACCCCGCTGATCCTCAACCAGGACACGGCCCGCGTCGAAGAGTTGGCCGCAGCGGATACGCTGGCCGGTACCCTCATCGAGGGGTACGGCGGGCGGAATCTGCTGATCAACGGCGACTTCCGCTATTGGCAGCGCGCAACTACCTCGCCGGCCAGCGCAACGCGGCGCTACGTGGCTGACCGCTGGGAGACATGGAGCATCGGTTCGTCCACTCAGGTCGACGCGATGGCTATCAATGACGGCAGCCTTGATCCTCCAGCACGATATGCAAAGCGCGTGATCGTCAACAGCGTCGCAGGTAGCGGGAACATCGCGTTCGTCCGCCAGCACATTGAAGACGTTCGTACGTCTTCCGGTAAGAACGTGACTTTTTCGGTCCGTATTTTCTCGCAGGCCGTCAGTCAGGTATCGGTGAATATTGCGCAGAACTTCGGCGTCAACGGGAGTGCTGCGGTCAACACAACCGCACAAAAGTTCTCCCTGGTTGCCGGTTGGCAGACCATCACCGCGACTTTCGCAATCCCTTCTGTCTCCGGTAAAACTATCGGCGCGTCCAACTCCCTCATCTTGCAGATTTGGTTCGATGCAGGGTCTGACTACAACACGGTTACGGCATCTCTGGGCCAGCGCAGCGGTACCTACTGGATCGCAAACGCGCAACTGGAAAATGGTTCTTTGGCCACTCCGTTCGACACCCGCCCCGACGCGCTGGAACTGCTGATGTGTCGTAGGTACTTCCGCAAGAGCTACGATCTTGACGTCGCTCCGGGTTCTAATTCAGGGCAGGGCCTGTTCGTGATCCTGTTGCAGACTCTTGCGAACGCCTCTTACAGCAGCGGCATACAGATTGCTTTCGATTCACCGATGCGTGCAACACCAGCTGTAACTATCTATCCGAAGTACGGCGGGTCTGGCGGATTCATGACTGACGATGCCGCATCGTCACAACGCGCAGCAACAGTTGCAGGCGCAGGGCAATGCGGGTTCTACGTCTTCGCAAGCACCGTGGCGAGTAATCAGATCAACCTTCAAGGTCACTGGACTGCTGACGCGGAGCTTTGACATGTACCGGCTTACCGCAAATCCAGATGTGCTGTACTGCATCGAAACCGGCGCTTTCATCCCGCGCGGTCATTACCTGTGGCCGACAGAATGGCTGGAGACGAGCACCCCGCTACCGATCCCACCGCCCTACGAGCTGCACTCGCCGGAGCACTACCGCGCCATTCGTGCAGCCGCATGGAAGTGGATGACGGAGTTCGTGCAGGAGCGCCGGTACGACACGGTCGAAAGCTGTTGCAGCTACTTCGACAGTGGGGTGGAGCGTTATCGGCTCGAAGCCCGTGCGATGGTCGCGTGGCGCGACGCTGTGAATCAGGCGTTGGAAGCGCTGGTGGTAAACCCGCCCGCCAACATCGAGACGTGGGAACAGGTGCAGGCGCTGCTGCCTCAGCCGTCCCGGTTCAACTGGCCGTCCAGCGTAGAGCTCCCGCTCGGGGTAGGTGACGGCCCCGCAGTGCAACTTTGATCCAATCTGAGAGGAACCCCGCCAGTGGCCGGAAAGATTGACCCGGCGACGGGCCTGCAGGACCAGCAACGGCGGTTCGCGGACGAGTACCTGGTCGACTTCAATGGCACGGCCGCCTACGTACGCGCCGGCTACAAGGCCACCGGCGCCGCGGCCAGTGCTGCCGCAGCGAGGCTGCTGGCCAACTCCAAGGTGCAGGCCTACCTGGCCAGCAGGAAGGAAGAGCTGCTGCTGTCGCAGCGGGTCGATCAGGAAGCGGTGCTGGCCCGGCTGGCGTTCATGGCGCTGGGTGACATCCGCACCCTGTTCGATCAGCACGGCAACCTGAAGCCGATGAGCGAGCTCACGGCAGAAGAGGCCAGCCTGGTCCAGGGCGTGGAGGTGTTCGAAGAATGGGAAGGGCGAGGCGACGAGCGGCGTGCGGTCGGCCTCACCAAGAAGATCAAGCTGGTCAGCCGCCTTGACGCGGTGAAGACCCTAGGCACGCACTTCGGCATGTTCGCCAAGAAGGTCGAGCACACCGGCAAGAACGGTGGCCCGATCGAGAGCCAGACGCGGATCCTTGGCGATGTGATGGATCTCATCGATGGGTCCGACACCGGCCCCGGGCCTTCGAGCTCGCGGAGCAAGTAAGCCGTGGAGGAACTTAGCGACCAGGACGCCAGCCGAATCATCGAGAAGTTGGGCGATCGGTGGTGGCGCCTGAACAACCTGTACTACATCACCGACAAGTTCGGTCGGCGGGTGCAGTTCAAGCTGAACGAGGTGCAGGCGGACCTCGATGACAACCTGCACACGCTCAACCTGGCGCTGAAGTCGCGCCAGCACGGCATCACGACCTGGGCCTGCATCCGGGCCCTGGACATGGCGCTGTTCAAGAAGAACACCAAGGCCGGCGTGGTCGCCCACACCGCCGGGGACGCCGCTAAGTTCTTCCGCAGCAAGGTGCTCTACGCCTACGACAACCTGCCGGACTGGTTGAAGAAGATCCGGCCGGCCGTCCGCCGGGACATGCGCGACGGCGTTCTTGAGCTGGCCAATGGCTCCAGCATCGAGGTCTCGGTGTCCCACCGTGGCGGCACGCTGACGTTCCTGCATATCTCCGAGTACGGCCCGATGTGCGCCATGTACCCGGAGCGGGCGGGAGAGGTGGCATCCGGTGCACTGAACGCGATCGCCTCCGGCAACATCGTGGTGATCGAGTCGACCGCCTACGGTGCCGCAGGCGACTTCTACGAGCGCTGCCAGACAGCGATCGAGCTGGACCGGCAGATCCGCGCCGGCACGGCCAAGCTGACGGCGATGGACTACCGCTTCCACTTCTATCCGTGGTTCCGGGATCCGATCAACGAGCTCGACCCGGATGGCGTCACGCTCACCGCCGAGGATGAGGCCTACTTCGCCAAGGTCGAGGCGGAGATGCACTACACGCTGCGGCCTGAGCAGAAGGCCTGGTACGTCAAGAAGGCGGCCGAGCAGCGCGACAAGATGAAGCGCGAGCACCCCAGTACGCCGGAAGAGGCCTTCCAGGCGAGCACCGAAGGTGCGTACTACGGCAAGGAAATGGCCGCCGCCGACAGCAGCGGACGGATCACCGACCTGCCGATCAACCCGCAGGTGCCCATCCACACCTTCTGGGACATCGGCCGCAGCGACGCGACGAGCATCTGGTTCATGCAGGAGAACGGCCCCTGGCTGGACTTCGTCGATTTCTACGAAAACTCCGGCTTTGGCGTGGCGCACTACGCCAAGGTGTTGAAGGAGCGTGGCTACCTGTACGGCAAGCACTACTGGCCGCACGACGGTGCCAATGAGGACTGGTCCGCCAACGAGAATCGGGTGCAGGTCGCTGGCAAGCTGGGGGTCAAGCCGATCGTGGTAGTGCCCCGGATCAATGACATCACCGAGGGCATCGAAATGGTCCGCAACATCCTGCCGCGCTGCCGATTCGACAGGGTCCGGTGCGGCCCGCCCAAGGCCGGTGAGGGCCGCGGCGGGCTGGAGGCCCTGCGCCGCTACACCAAGGTCTGGAACGAGAAGACCGAAACGTATTCCGACCTCCCATTCCACAACTGGGCCAGTAACCCTGCCGACGCGTTCCGGCAGGTCGCCCAGGGCTACGTCAGCAGCAGCGGCCGCCGCGTCGGCGAATCGCGCGGCGCCGACAACGACAACTGGAGAACTGCATGAGCGTTTCCCGCCGCGAGCGGAACCAACCCACCACGGTCGAGCTGGTCGACCTGCTGTCGATGCTGGTGGCCGCCGCTGATGAAGGGCAACTGGTAAGCGTCGCTTTCATGTTGCGATCGCCGGAAGGCGACACGATGGTCGACTACCGCGGCAGCCACGAGCTGAGCGAGCTCACCGCTCGCACCGTCCTGCAGCGCATTGCCCAGGACGTTGCCGGCACCCATCCGGCGATCGCTGCCCAGATCGCCTCCGACCTCGCCAGGAAGGCGAACTGACGTGGAAGACCATGACGTCGAGCAGCTGGCCATCCACCTGCAGCAGGCGCGCGCCTACGCGCGGTACCTGCCAGGGGGCGAGAACCACGGCAGCCTGGTCGAGGACCACGTCCTGTCACCGGACCAGGCCGCAGCGGCGGTAGTGGAAGAGCTGGACGCAGCCCTGGAGCTGCTTGGAGCTGAGGCATGAGCGCCGAGCTCGAGCTCGCCCCAGATGGCTTCGTGTGGTGTGGCAAGAAGGGAGACCTCACCCTGTACCTGACCCACATCGTGCGCGATGGCGACGACGATGCCGCCCTCTACATCCGGAACGAAAACCGCCGTGTCGAGGGTGTGAACCCCGTGACCGGGATGATCGCCTATGGCAGCCCGGCCTACCTGGTGCCGTTCCGCGACTTCTGGATCTTCCGCCCGGAGGACAGGGATCGGGGCCGGCACCACCACATCGGCGACATGGTCGCCCGTCTTCAGAACGCCTCGGTTGCGCTCTACGGCCTTGACGTCCCGGCCTATCGGCACCGCATCCACGACGCCATTCTCGAATTCTGCGACGACGTGAAGAACCTGCGGCCGCCGGCGGAGCAGACCCGGGAGCAGTGGCTCGGCGAGATGGCGCGGATGGGGATCCAGATCAAGATCAACGGGCAGAAGGTGAACTGATGCAGACGATCGAGAACTTGCGCAGCGAGCCGGCCTACGACCCCGGCGCTGCCGACGTGGCCACCGCGGCGCCGCCGGACGTGGAAGGCCACCCGCTGGACAGCATGGAGAACCGTCGCCTCCATGCGAAGCTGCTGGACTACTGGTACACCGCCCTCGATGCGTTCTACGACAACCGCATCGAGCAGATGCTGGACTACGACTTCTACGACCATATCCAGTGGTCCGAAGAAGACCGCGCGGTGCTCGCAGCGCGCCACCAGGCGCCGCTGACCTACAACAAGATCAAGATGGCCATCGACTGGGTCATCGGCACCGAGCGCCGTACCCGCATCGATGGTGTCGTGCACCCACGTGCGGAGGACGACGTCGACATTGCCGCGGTGAAGTCGGAGCTGATGAAGTACCTCAGCGACACGAACCGCATTCCCTGGGCGCGCAGCCAGGCGTTCAAGGACGCCGCGATCGCCGGGTGCGGTTGGACCGAGGAATCGATCCGGACCGATCGCGCCGACGAGCCGGTGATGGTGGGCCACATTCCCTGGCGGCAGATGCGGCGCGATCCGGTCAGCCGCGCCCTGGACCTGAGCGACTGCCGATTCCTACTACGGGAGAAGTTCGCCGACCTGGACTATTCCGAAGCGATGTTCCCCGATCGCATCGAGCTGGTGAACCGGGCGGCCCAGGACCACTACGACGGCGACAACGGCGCCTTCGACGAAGAGCTGGACCTGCCCCAGGTCTTCCGCCGATACGACAGCCGTGGCCACACCGTGACCGGCCGGCGCATCACCGGCAGGGCCTCCCTGGACAGCCGGTGTCGCCTGCGGGTCCGCCTGATCGAGTGCTGGTTCAAACGCCCGGTCGCGCACAAGCGCCTGTGGGGTGGTGAGTTCCGGGGTGATCGCTTCGACCCGAACAATGCCGAGCACCAGGCGGCGCTGGCAGCAATGAAGGGCCAGGCCTCGCCGGTCTACTCGCTGTCCGACGCTGTGGTCGAGGAAATGTGGTGCGCAATCTTCACCGAAGGCGGCCTGCTGCAGCTCAAACGCAGCCCGTTCCGCCACGGGCGCTTCCCGTATACCCCGTACTGGTGCTATCGCCGCAACCGCGACGGAATGGAATACGGCCTGGTCCGCGGCGTGCGCGACTCCCAGGAAGATCTGAACAAGCGCATGAGCAAGCTGCTCTGGGCGCTGAGCACGAACCAGCTGTTCTACGAGGACGGCGCCATCGATGAGGACCGCATCGAGGAAGTGAAGCGTGAGATCGCCAAGCCGAATGGCGTGATCCCGCTGAAGAACAACGGACTGGGCAGGATCAAGGTGGAGCGTAACCTCGACGTGGCCGAGGCGCAGATCAAGCTCCTCGAGCTCGACGCGGCCCACATCCATGACGGCACCGGCGTGAACCGCGAGCTACTGGGACGCGAGACCAACGCGGCCAGTGGCCGGGCGATCCTGGCCAAGCAGCAGGAAGGCGCCGTGAGTACCGCGGAACTTTTCGACAACTACCGTCTGGGCATTCAGCTCAGCGGCGAAAAGCAGCTGTCGCTCACCGAGCAGTTCATGACCGAGGAACGGCAGTTCCGGATCGTTGGCGAGCGTAAGGGTCTGGACTGGCGGGTGATCAACCAACTGCGCCTGGACACCCTGAACAATATCTGGGTGGTCGACAACGACATCAGTCGCAACCAGGCCGATTTCATCGTCGACCAGCAGGACTTCCGCGAATCAATGCGGCAGGCCTTTGCGGAGCAGTTCTTTGACATGCTCGGCAAGCTGCCGCCGGAGATGTCCGTCCAGCTGCTGGACCTCGCCTTCGACATGATCGACATGCCGGGCAAGGACGAGGTGGTGCAGCGGATCCGCAAGATCACCGGGCAGTCCGACAACGAGCAGGACGTCGACAGCCCCGAGGCGCAGGCGCGCCAGCAGCAGGAAGCACAGGAGCGGGACGTCGCCCTGCGCGAGCGTATGGCCAAGGTCGGACTGGACGAGGCCAAGCGCGAAGAGATCATGGCCAAGGCCAAGTCTTTGCAGATCAAGACCAAGGGTGACGCCCTCAACGTCGCCGAGCTGATCGAGATCCTGCTCCCCCTCGCTCCGGCGGCCGACCGCCTCCTGAGCACCCAACAGACCCCCGAGGAAACCGCTCATGCAGCAGCCTGACAACGCGGGCCAGCAGTCGCTGGCCGCGAACGAACTGGAAATGACCGAGGGCGAGCGTGCGGCGCTGGCCAGCGCCGACGGTGCCGCCCCTGGCGATGCCGCCGCAGCAACCGGCACCGCCGAGACGTCGGCGGCCGCCGCAGCACCCGCGACCGCTACGCCGGCGTCCGATGGCTCAGCTTCTCCTGCAGCTGCAGCAACGCCAGCGGAAGGTGTGGCACAGCCGGCTGCAGCAGCTGCTGCAGCTGTTGAAGGCGCCGCCTCGGCGGTCCCGGCAGTGTCCGAACCGCCGCCGGCGACGCCCTTCGTGCCGACCTATGCGGCGGACGAGCGTGACTATGGAAAGGAAATCGGCGACATCAACGGCAAGCTGCAGGCCCTGAAGGAGAAGTACAAGGCCGGCGACGTGGAGGATGAGGCCTACGAGCAGCAGTACGAGGATCTGCGCGACGAGCGCAGCCGCGTCGAGCGCGCCCAGGACATGGCCACCCTGCAGCAGCAGATGAGCCAGCAGAATGCCGACCAATCCTGGGCATACCTGCAGCGCCAGTTCCTCTCCCGCCCGGAGAATGCCGCGATCGCCGCAAGCCCGATGCGTTTCGCTGCGTGGGAGCAGGCGATGCAGTCGGTGGTCAACGAGGCCGCAGCTGCTGGCCGCCAGCTCACCGACTGGGACATCCTGGCCGGCGCGCGCGATCTGCTGGTGACCGAGGGTCTGCTGCAGGCCTCCGCCGCGGCAACGGCGCCGCCGGTAGCGCAGGCGCCGGCAAAGCCGGACCGCAGCGCGCCGCTGGCCGAAGTGCCGAACACCCTGAGCACCGTGCCCGCGGCGGCAGACCCGACCTCCCGCTCGACCGCCGATGCGGCCGCCGGGATGGACAACATCGAGGACATCGAGTCATTCCTGGCAGGCAAGTCGGAGAGTGAACGCGATCGGATCCTGCGCGACGTGCCGGGCTCCTTCGTGGCGGACAACTGAGCCTCATGCCCAAGCTGCACACCACCCTGGAGCCTGGCGACGTGGTCCTGATCCCGTCCGGGTCAGGCGCATCGATCACCTTCACCGAGAAGAGCGGCAAGCGCTCGCGCGTGATCATCGAGTCGAACACCCCGGTGACCATCACGCGAGCCGGTGAGCAGCAACCTACTGGCGGCGCGCTGCAGCGCGTGGCGCGCCGGCCAACGCCCACAGCGGGCTGAACATCCTCAAACACCTGCGCAGTAGTGCGGGTCAACGACAGAGGCGCAGAAGTGCCGTGATCTCCCTGGAGAAGCAACATGGCACAGACGATCGTGGGTCTGAACGACCCCAAGGCCCGGAAGCTGTGGTCTGCGGACCTCATGGTTTCGGTATCCAAACAGTCCTACTGGACGCGCAAGATGATGGGCAAGGGGTCGGAGACCTCGATGCCGGTCATGCTGCAGACCGACCTGGAACAGGAAGCGGGCGACACCATCAGCTACGACCTGTCCGTGCAGCTGTCCGGTGGCGTCATCGAAGGCGACCAGAAGGCCGAGGGCAAGGGCGAGAAGCTCGACTTCTTCACCGATAAGGTCTTCATCGACCAGGCCCGCAAGCCGGTGAGCTGCGGTGGCCGTATGAGCCGCAAGCGCACCGTCCACGACCTGCGCAAGGTCGGCCGCAACCGCCTGACGGAATTCTGGGCGCGCTTCTACGACGAGCTCTTCTTCATGTACGGCTCGGGCGCCCGCGGCATCAACGAGGACTACAACGTCCCGCTGAACTACGCAGGCCGCGCAGGCAACGCGTTCGAGTCGCCGGACAGCTCGCACATCCTGTTCGGCGACGGCGCCAGCAAGGCATCGCTGACCGCGGCCGGCAAGATGAGCCGGGTCCTGATCGAGCGCGCCAACACCAAGGCCGCTTCGCAGGGTGGTGGTTCGACCCAGGTGGCGGAGATCCAGCCGATCACCATTGCCGGCGGCGAGCACTTCGTCACCGTCATGCACCCGTTCCAGGCGCATGACCTGAAGACCTCAACGGATCCGGGCAACTGGCTGGACATCCAGAAGGCGGCTGCGGCTGCTGAAGGTGCCAGCAACCCGATCTTCAAGGACAACCTGGGCATGATCGGCAACACGATCCTGCACAAGCACAAGTCCGTGGTGCGCTTCGGGGACTACGGCGCCGGTGGCAACGTTGCAGCGGCTCGCGCGCTGTACCTGGGCCGCCAGGCCCTGGTGTTGGCCTTCGGTTCGCCGGGCAACGGACTGCGCTTCGACTGGTCCGAGGTTCCGCTCGACCATGGCAACGACATCGAGATCTGCGCCGGCGCAATCTTCGGCATCAAGAAGACGCGCTTCAACGGCAAGGACTTCGGCACGATCGCCCTGGACACCGCCGCGGCCGATCCGAACCCGCAGTAAGCCTCACACCAAGAGCCCCGGCACGCCGGGGCTCTTGCGTTCAGAACCTACATCCTTCGCAGGAGAAATCCATGTCCACGAAACTCGCAATTGGCCGCAATAGCGGCGCATCGTCGCCGGCCGCCGGCCTGCTGGTGGTCAACGACTACAGCTGGCCGGTTGAAGCCGGTGCGGATGGCGATCTGGTGTTGATCGGTGAGCTGCCGGCCAACCACAAGCTGCACAGCCAGGGCTCCGGCCTGTTCGCCAAGCTGGACGCCGGCGGCAAGCTCGCCGCGCAGAACGTGAGCGTCTTCATCCCCGACGCGATCGATGGCGCCTCGGCGGCCGGCAACACCGTTATCGCGCCGACCGCGGTGGTTGCCGATACCGCCGCATTCGTCCCGGTGAGCCTGCATCTGATTGCCGAGGCCCTGGGCTCCAAGCCGGTGAACCGCCCGGTGTACGTGAAGCTCAATACCGCCCCCGGTGCCCAGCAGGGCGAGCTGATCCTGCGCCTGGCTGCTTTCCCGGCCTGAGCCCCCAACCGTAGCGGGGCTGCGCCTGCAGCCCCGCCTACCAGGAGCATCCCATGCTGATTGCATGCAAGTTCAAGCGCCCGAAGGCGCCCGTGGAGCTGGACGGCACCGTGTACTTCTTCGTGCCGATCGATCCCGCCAATGCCGATTCGGAGCACGTCGCCGACGTCGAGAACTCCGACCACATCCAGCGGCTGCTGGGCATTCCGGAGGCTTACTACATCGCCCGGGCCCAGAGCCTGCAGACCACCGCCAAGCCGGTCCCGCCGGTCGACCCGGCCGCAGGCCAGGAACCGCCGGCGCCGCCGGTTGTCAGCAACACCGGTACCGATGCCGGCGGCGCGGACGCGGGCGCCAGCAGCACCACGAGCACCGACACCGGCAGCAGTGAGCCGCCAGCAGGCGCGAACGTCGCAGCTACGCTGCCGCCGGAGATCGTCGAAGCCGCGGCCCAACTGAACGGACTGAGCTGGCAGAAGCTGAAGGCCGAGTTGGCCAAGGGCGGCATCGCCAAGGTCGTGATCAAGGCCGCCCTCGACCTGGAGCTGGCCAAGCCCGAACCCGACCAGCGCAGCACCACCCTGAAGGTGCTGAGCCAGGCGCTCGAGGAAGCCTGACGTGGAGGCGCGCACCCTCAGCCAGTTGATCGAGGAATGCCGGGAAGAGCTCGACGACGACGTGGCTCCCTACCTGTGGAGTGACGCCGTGCTGACCCGCCATCTCAACGAAGCTGTGGAAGAGGCGTGCATTCGGGCGCGGCTGCTCGTGGAGAGCGGCCGCCCCGATATTTGCCACATCGACCTGGAGCCGGGCCGCGCTGACTACACGCTCCATCCAACCGTGTACGTGATTCGCCGCGCGGTGCTGGCCAGCAATCTGTCCGACCCGCTCTGCCGGACCACCAGCGGCGCCCTGGACGGACGGCACTGCCACTGGCGCACCGAGGCAGGGCGCCCGGAGTATCTGGTGCGCGATCGGCAGGCGCGCGAGGTATCGGTCAGCCCGGTACCGGCAGAGTCGGACGTGCTGCAGCTCACCCTCTGGCGCGTGCCAGAAGCCGCCGAGGCGATGGAAGACAGCGAGGATGAGCCGGTGATCGATGCCATCCACCACCCGAAGCTGGTGCACTGGGCCTGCTGGCGGGCATTGAACAAGCGCGATTCCGAGCAGCGCAGCACCGCCGACGCCGACCGTCACCTCGCACTGTTCGAGAGCTACTTCGGCGAGCGGCCCACCGCGCGGGCGCTGCAGCAGTTGTCGATCGACCCCACCACCGGCACCCAACCCATGTGGTTCTGACATGCCCGTTCGCGATGAAGATCTCCGCCCAGCAGGCCCCTGGCCCCTGGGCATCAACAACGTGGCCGGGGAAGGAGCGCTGCCGACCGATGAGAACGGCATCCCGCGCGCGCTGCGCGAGGCCGACAACGTTGACCTGGACGCCGCCGGCCGGCCGCAGCGCCGGCGCGGGCACCAGCGCTTCCGCCCGGGCGCGCTGACTCATTCGCTGTGGAGCCATGGGCAACTGCAGCACGGGCTCTTCGTCGATGGCGGTCAGCTTCATGCCCTGCACGAGGATGAGCGTGTGGAAGCGCTGGGCATCGATGTCGGCCTGGATCCGCTGAGCTATGCACTGATCGGCGATCGCGTCTTCTTCAGCAACAGCACCGCCAGCGGCGTCCTCGACATCGACCTGCAGGTGCAACCCTGGTCGCCGGAACACCCTGCGGGCCAACCGCTGTTGGAACCAACCTCTGACAGCGCCCTTGCACCAGGTCAGTACCAGGTAGCGGCGACCTTCATCGATCGGTTGGGGCGGGAATCGGGCAGTACCCTGGCCGCGGCGATCGACGTCGCCGAGGGCGGCGGGTTCGAGCTCAGTGATATTCCGCTGCCGGTGGCGCCGGACACAGTCTCGGTCGCGGTGTACGTCTCCGGGCCGAATGACCAGGTGATGCGGCAGTACGTCATCCTGCCCGCCGGCACCCGCTCGGCACCGGTGCTGGCGCCGGGCGAGGGGAGGGCGCTCACCACGCAGTTCCTGCGGCCACTGCCACCGGGCCACATCGTCCGTGGTGCGCACGGCCGGCAGTTCGTAGCCAGTGGCCAGGAGGTGCTGTGGTCGGAGGCGCTGCGATACGGGATGTTCCGGCCCGCGACCAACCGCATGCGCTTCAACGCGCCGATCGATCTGATGGAACCCATTGGCGACGGAACCCCGGATGGCGCAGGCCTCTATGTCGCCGCCGGCGCGCGGACCTACTGGTACGCCGGCGCGGACCCCAAGGATTACACCCAGGCAGTCGCGCGCGGTAGCGGCGCGGTGCCGGGCTCGGCCATGGTCGTCAACGGTGACGTGATTGGACTGCAGTCCGCGGCACCGGTGCTGATCTGGCTCGCCCGCGATGGCTACTTCTGCATCGGGCTGCCGGGCGGCCAGGTGCAGGGGTTGAAGAAGGGTGAGGCGGTCGTTGATGACGCCGACCATGCCGCACTGCTACTGCGCCAGCAGGACGGACTGAGCCAGCTCGTCGCAGCGCTGCGGGCACCCAAGGGCCAGGCGCTGGCCGTCACCGACCGGGCAGTCGCCCACGTCATCCACCGAGACCCCTGAGCCATGGCTGTGTTGGCCAAGCCAGACGACGTGAAGCGTCGCCTGGATATCTGCCGTGCGTGTCCGAACGTCGAACGGCTCGGACGCCGCCTTTTCCTGCGCTGCAGGCTCTGCAGCTGTCCCCTGGCAAGCAAGACCCGATTCCAAGGGGCTTCCTGCCCCGCGGGCAAATGGTAACCACCGAAGGAGCAAACCGATGAAAATCATGAAGGCCCTGCAGAATCTGGGCACGGTGGGGCGCGACGCCATTCGCGCAATCCGCCGGCACAAATACGAGCTGTCCGAAGCGGGCATCTACATTCCCGCGGCGCGCGCGACCATCGGCGGCACTTTCCGGCATGCCCACGCCACTGCAGGCGGTGAGTTCGGTCCATGGCAGGTGGACCCGAATCGACTGGTCAAGGAGGGCCTGAACTACATCCTCAACACCGCACTCGGGGGCACCAGCCAGCAGACAGCCTTTTACCTGGCGCCATTCGCGGGCAACGTGACGCCGGCAGCGGACTGGAAGGGATCCACCTTCAAGGACGTGGCCACCGAGTTCACGGGGTACACCAACGCCAGCCGTCTGCCCTGGACCACCACACCCTCGACGGCTGAGGCGATCGGCAATAGCGCCGCGCTTGCCGCGGCGACGCTGGTCTACTCGGCAGGCGGGCCCTACAACCTCTACGGCATCGGCTTGCTGACGGGGTCCGCCAAGGGCGCCACGGCGAACATCCTGATCGCAGCTACCCGCTTCGCAACGCCGCGCACCAACCAGCTCGCCGGCGACAAGCTGGCGCTGGAATACGTGCTGTCGGCCAAGGACGAGGGCGACGTCACCTGATGAGCGGGCCGCGGTACAGCGGGTGGACGCCGATCGTGGTCGTTGGCGATCGGGAAGTCGCGGCTCAGCACGTCCCGGAAGCAAGGAAGCTGCTGGGCTTCGTGCTCGAAGAGGCCAAACGGAATGGCCTCGGAATCGCGAACCTGCGCCGGGAGCTGCAGGACGGCACTGTGCTGCTGGCCGAGAAGATCGGCGAGCTGCCACGGGTCACGATCATTGCCCCGGGGCCACCGCCGGTAGAGGAACCGCCGGAACCCCGCGGCGGCTTCATCATCTGGCCGCGATGGGACGTGCCCACGGGCGATCCGGCGCAGCGTGGCACGCAGGTGGATCCGACAGGCAACGATCCGACCGGGTGGCTGGAGTTCGCCGGCAGCCGGGTGGTGACCCGCTACTGGCGGAGATGGGATGTGGTCGATCAGATCCAGAGCGCCCGCTACGAAAGCTACAACCGGCCGGACCTGTATCCCGATGGGCTGTACTTCTTCGGGAACATCGACTGGAAGGACGGCGAGGACCTGGCGCTGTCGTTCTATGGCTTCTGCTCGAGGTACGTGCACGACGTTGCCTTGCTCGACATCGGCGCGCGCTGGGTGCTGCAGCAGGGCCAGGCGCTGTTCGACCGGATCTCGTACGCCCAGGAACTGCAGCAGGATCCGCCCGAATACCTATCGTGGCGCGTCAACTCCGCCTGCGTGCGCAAGACGTCAGCCGGAGCCCAGGAGCTGCTGGTGGCATTCACGAACTACACCCAGGGGCAGCCCACCACCGCGCAGTCGGCCTTCGTGGCCTTCAGGTTGCATCGCAACGAGGGGACGCCGCAGAAGGGCGACTGGGTCGTCGAGCCCGGCAGCCACCGCCTGCTGGGCATGACGCCCGGGCAGATCAATCCGGAGGGCAGCACTTCGGGGAACACGTTCACCGATTCGGCCATGCCGTGGTTCTTCAACGGTGATGGCACCCGGGCGATACGCACCGTCAACAGTGAGCAGACGGCGGTCGCTGCGTTGATCAACACCATGACCCAGGAGGTGGAGATCTCCGACAGCGGCATCACCCACAACGCAGTCCAGGCCGCCTACCTGCAGGGCAACTACGCCGGAAGTGGTGGGAACTTCGCCTTGGTCGCGCCCACGCGCGGCCTGGTCGTGTCGGACTTCGCCGGCATGGAGCGGAAAGATGCCTATCTGGCGCTGCGGCGGAGCGAGGGGCGGTTTGCTGTGGAGGCCAACAACTACCAGGGATTGGTGCGCGTGTCGGTGGTGCTGGAGTTCGACGGCGGCGAGATCACCTTGATCGATCGGGACTTCGCGGTCGGCAATGACCGCCAGGACTATCACCTGTTGGCGTACATGGACGTGCGCCACAACCTGTTCTCGGGATGGCGGATCCAGGGTTTCAACGGTGCCCACACGATCCAGCCATTCGCCTACATGGCAGGCCGAATGGTGTATGGCGAACCCGAGCCTGTGGCATGGGATCCGAGCTCGGGCACCGGAGCACCGTTTCCGGGCCTGGACACGCGTGCGCCTGGCGCCGTCACCGACGGTCTCGTGTTCGGCAGCTACTGGGTTGGCGCCAGCGGATCTGGCTGGGGGCCACGCACACCGAACCAGACCGGCGTGATCTGGAACAAGCACCCCCGCGAGGGCCTGATTGCGTTCAGCGGTTCCTCGCTGCTGGTGCCGCTGATGATGGACCGACAGGGCGTGAGGGACTTCCTCGGCTTCGATTGGGCCGGGGGCTGGAACTACAACAAGGGGCGCTACTGCGTCTCGATACCTGGCGCCTACACCGGTGCACTGAACTACCTGACGGGTCATGACCTGGGGGCGTTGCTCGGCGTTACCGCCGAGGACAGGCGCTTCTACCCGCTGACCGTCCTACCCAAGCCCATCTAGGAGCCTTCATGGCCGTGAACACTTCTACGGGGTTCGAGGCGTCGATCCTTGGCCCGTCGGCATTCGAGGGGATCTTCCGCGCCGGTTGCATCGAGATCCGCACCGGGCCCCAGCCGGAAACTGCAGACATGCCGGCCACCGGTGCGTTGCTGGCGAGAATCACCGTTGACGGCGGCGTCTGGCAGCCAGGCGTTTCCGCCAATGGCCTGAGCTTCGTGCGCAACGGCCGCTACGTCTACAAGGACGCCGCCCAGCGGTGGGTACTTCGCGGGCTCGCCGCGGGAACCGCGGGCTGGTTCCGCCTGGTCGGCAACGCGCCCGACGCCGGCGCGGTCTCCTTCGAATCTCCCCGCATCGATGGCGCGATCGGTCTAGACGACGACAGCCCGGGCGACTTCCAGATGCGCCTGCCCACCCTGGCCATGGCCACCGACACCAGCATCGAGATCGGTGAATGGTGGTTTGCGATCCCCCCACTCTGACGAAGGAACAGCACCATGACGATCTCCATCCCGCTCGCGCAGGCCCTGCTGGGGCAGGTCAAGAATGCCCTCGACGGCGGCTTCCTTTACGTGTTCGCTGGGCCGGTACCGGCCTCGGCCGACGCTGCCCTGGATATGGTGGGCAGTCACACGCAGCTGGCGAAACTCTCGGTCAGCGGCGGCGGCCTGACCTTCTCCGCTCCCGTCGGCAATGTCCTGCCCAAGGCACCGAGCGAAGAGTGGGAAGGCCTGATCCAGTTTGAGGGTGCCAATGCCGGTGCCACGAGCCTTTCCCCCTCGTTCTACCGCTTCTGCGCTGCAGCCGACGATGGCCGTGGTTCCACCACCGGCGTTCGCCTGCAGGGCACTGCGGGCGGGCCTGCCTCCAATGCGGCCGTGCTGTTCAGCAGCGACGTGATGACGGCCAACGGCAGCAACAGCACCGGCGTGAGCATCTTCAACGTGGTTGCCGACCAGGCCAGCTGACATGTTGTCCAAGCCGCCAGTGTCCAGGTACGTCCCGCCCCAGCCCGCGAAACCTGCGGTGCCGTACCGGGCTTCCTATACCGTCTGCGGCGCCTCGCCTGCTCAGGGCTACTGGCGGCAGGAGTGCAGCGAAGGCCGGATGCCGGCGCCGAGCAACGGCGCTGTGCAGTTGCCGAAAGGCGCCACCATCCTCGGCTACGAAGAGCAGAACGGGGTCACCTACGTGCGCTACATGCTCTGCAGGAGTGTGTTCGTTCAGACCTCGCCGCCTGGCCCCGTCACCTGTACGACGTATCCGGAGCAGAAGGCGGAGCCTGCCGTGCCGGCTGTTCCTCCGCGCAGGGAATACCTCTCGGTCTTCGCATGGGACGCCGGTGCGGATAGCGCGGACGAGCTCGACGGTGATGTCGCGATGCGGCTGACGATGAGTCGCGCCGTTGGTGTGGTGGTCGGGCTCGCCATCTTGGACGAGGCGGAGCTGTCTGACCCGGCCCGGGTCCGACATGGGCTGTACTTCCATCAAAGCGAGGGTGGCCGCCTGCAAGCCTGCGTGCTGGAACGCGGCCGTCGCGTGTCGCCGATCCGGTTCTATGACCCCCAGGACCTCTGGGAGGTAAGGCGCATCGGCGGCACCGTCCACTACCTGCACAGCGGACAGCGCTTCTACACGTCGCAGCAAGCCAGCCACGGGGTCGTGGTCGTGGGTTGTGCGATCTACGCGACCGGAGACTTCATCGAATGACCATCGAGTTCCTGCCGCTGCAGCATGCGGAGATCGAGGGGCGTGGCCAGGTCACGTTGTCACTGAGGGCCGTGGGGGTTGGCTCAGGGCTGGGCGCCGCCGGCAGTGCCGTGCTGCGCCTGGGCTCGTCTGGACAGGGGCAGATCTACTTCGGCGGCGGGGTAGACCCGGTGGTACCCGCCAACGGTGCCGCCGCATTGAACCTGGTCACATCCGGGCAGGGCTACGGCCGAGACATCGGCGGCGGTGCCGCGGCGATCAACGTGCGCGCTGCAGGCTTCCAGACTGCCCCCGGCCGTGGAGCGTGCGGCGCGCGCCTGGCGCTGTATGGCAGCGGTCGACAGGTCACCACGCCGCTTGCCTATGCAGGCCTGTCTGCCCGACCGCGCATGATCTCTGCGTTCGGCGGACGCTGGTTTGCGTCGCCGCGTTCATCGCTGGCTATCGGCGAGAACCGAAGCAGCCTGCCAACGCACGTGCTGAACGAAGTGCTCTCCATCGACGAGGCCCGGCGCAGCGCGCTGCTGGCCAGCTGCAGGACGGAGGACACGCTGAGCCTGGAAGACGCGGCAGCGGTGGTGTTCATGCTGCTGGTCGAAGAGGGGGTTGCCTTCACCTCGGACATTCGCGCTGACTCGATCAGGTTGGAGCGCGTCATCGACCGCCTGCTGATGCTGGGGGTGGCCACGTCCTACGCCGATGCGTTGAACGCCCTGGTCGGCGGCCTGTGGTTCGGCGCCCTCACCGAAGCACTGCGCACCGAGACGGTCACCGATGGACTGCTGGGCTCGGACCTGGTGGCGAGCTTGCAGCGCGCGGCAGAGCGCGTGGTGGACGGCATGCTGGCTGATGCCGCGGCATTCGAAGCCGGTACCGGCGTGGTGATGGTGGATGAGCAGCTGCTCGTCGGCGCCGCCGGCAGCGCGACGGCCGAGCTGGCCCAGCTGCTGAAGGACGGGCTGGGATTCGTGACCCGCCTGGCGCTGGACACCGGCGAATACGTCGCATGGGTCATGAACACCGAAAGCCGCGCGCTGAGTCGTTACACCCAGTACCCATTCAACAGCTTCGCCAAGATCGGCGGTCGCTACTACGCCGCGGCTGCGGACGGCCTGCACCGGCTTGATGGTGATGACGACGACGGCACGCCGATTGCTGCGCGGCTGCGGCTGGGCCTTTCCGCATTGGGCACGCGCCGCCTGAAGCGGCTGCCCGAGGCGTTTGTCGGCTACACCGCCACGGGCGCGCTGCTGCTGCATGTGATCACGGTCAACGAGCAGAGCGGCCAGAAGGAAGCGGCCATCTACCGGATCCTGGAGCGACCGGCATCGAGCGAGCGAGAAACCCGCTGGAAGCTGGGGAAGGGGATCAAGGCCGTCGACTTCGACTTCGTGATCGAGAACGTGGACGGCGCCGACTTCGAGCTCGCAGCCATCGACTTCAGGCCGATCTATCTTGATCGTCGTACCAGGGGATGACCATGGCAGGACCTTGTTTCTGGCGCGAGCCATTCAACCTTGTTCAGGACTGCGGCGAAGACCCTCAACCCAGCGACTGGATCCTCACCTTCAACAACGGAATGGTGAACGGCGAAGAGACATCCGAGCTTCCTGGATTCGCCGTAGGCACTGACTTCCTGCTGAAGATCGAGGGCGATGTCGACGATCGCACACTCGAGATGCGGTATCGCATCGACAGCGACCGATATGCCGCCTACTACATGGGCGAACAGACCAGCTACAACGGCCCCGACGGGGCAGCCGCCGTGGCGACACAAGGTGCAAATCGTTGGGACGTATCGATCTACGTCCTGTGGAGCTGACCGGAGAAGCATGAATGGCAACTACCTGGTGTCCTGACCTGTCGGCGGATGCCGCTATCACGCTGGTCGGAAGCGCGCATGACAAGTTCATGGAGCTCGGCTCGACCACGTACAACATGGCCGTGTCCAACCTGCAGGGCCTCAACAGCGTTCGGCTGGATCCGATCGACTTCAACGTCGACTTTCGCTTTGCCGATCCGCAGGCCACGTTCCAGCGGCCGCGCCGCCCCGACCTGGATGAAGGGGCGCTGGAATTCCGCGCTCCTGACGTACCGCTGCCCAGCGCGCCCGGCTTCGTAGCGGCTCCGATCTCGATCAGCGAAGCGCCCGAGCTCGACGCTCAACCACCGACGCTCGCGTTCGGAGCGAAGCCGACCACGCCGAACGTGGTCGAGCCCACGCTTCCTGTGGATCCGGCGCCGATTGTGCTGCCGGCGGAGCCGACCTATGTCTTGCCGCAGGTGCCGACGTTCGAGGCACTGAACCTGCCCGACGTGCCGAACATTGCCTTGCCGGAGTTCGAGGCGGAGAAGCCAATCTTCATCGAGCCGCCGTTCAACGAAACCTGGCAGTTCGAGGCCACTCCATATGTCAGCACGCTGGTGGACACGCTCACCGCCACGCTGAAGCCGATGATCGTCGGTAGCCAGGCCCTGCCAAGGATCATCGAGGACGCGATCTTCCAACGCGCCCGCAGCCGCATCGAGCTGGACACCCAGCGGAACGTCGACCAGGCGGTTTCGGAGTTCGCCGCCCGTGGCTTTGCCGAGCCCCAGGGCATGCTGGCCGGGAGGATCCTGGAGGTCCGGCAAACCGGGCAGGGTGCCGTGGCCGAGGCCTCTCGTGATGCGGCGATCAAGCAGTTCGAAGAATCGCTGGCCAACCAGCGCATGGCCATTGCTCAGGGCGCGGCGCTGGAAGGGACACTGGCGCAGCTGCACACCGACGAGCAGAAGCTGATGCTGCAGGCGGCGACGTTCCAGCGCGAAACCGTCATCGCCGTGCTGAATGCCAGGATCTCGGTCTTCAACGCTCGCCTGCAGGCCTACCAGACCGACGCCCAGGTGCTGCGCGATCGCATCCAGGCGGAGCTGGCCAAGGTCGAGGTATTCCGGGCCCAGATCGAAGGGGAGCGGGCACGGGGTGAGATCAATGAGCAGCGGGTGCGCCTCTACGAGTCGCAGCTGCGCGGTGTAACCACCCTGGCCGACTTCTACCGCACCCGCGTCGAGGCGGTGAAGGTGCAGGCGGACATCAACCGCTTCGGCATCGACAAGTACCGCGCGCAGGTCGACGCCTATGAGGCGCGCTGGCGTGCCCACGTCGCCGAGTGGCAGGGCTACACGGCCAGTGTGGAGGGCGAGGGCAAACGGGCGGATCTGTATCGCACGCTGGTCGATGCCAATGCCAAGCGTGTCGATGCCTGGGCGGCCAGCAACAACATGCAATTCGAGGCCGAGCGCCTGCGCATGGCGCAGCACGGGGTTGACCTGGACGTGTGGCGTGCCGGCATCACTCGTTGGGACGCGACGCTGAGCGGAGAGCGCGCTCGACTGGCTGCTGTCGGCCAGGCGTTCGACGCGAAGGCGCGGATCTACAGCGCCGACGCCGGCGTGGAGCAGGCGGCCTCGGCCGCGGCCGATCGCAGTTTCGAACTCGGACTGGCGCGGGAACGCGCCGACGTCGACGTACAGCTGCAGCAGGCCCAGATGCGCATCCAGCAAATGCTCGGCCTGCTGGCGCAGTCGGCGGAGATCCAGCGGGCAAAGGCGCAGATCTCCAGCCAGCTCGCCGCCAGCACGATGAGCGCCGTCAACTACGGGGCCAGCGTTTCCAGCGGCCGCAGCAAATCCAACTCCTGCTCGCAGAACTACAGCTTCCAGGGCGAGATCGCGGACGCCTGATCCGCCTCAACTTCAATAGGGGAATCGCATGGCCATCAACGATCGAGACGAACTGAACCCTGCCGGCGTCGCACCCGGGCAGCCCCGCATTGCCGCCCGGCCGAGCCCCGGCACGGCCTTCGGCTCGGCGCTGCGCAGCGGTGTCGCAGGAACCGCCACGATGGCGCGGCAGGCCGCCGGCGCAGGCCTGCGCGCGGCGGGTACCGTCGCCGACGCGGTGACGGCGCCAGGACGCGAAGCGGCCGGCTTCGTGCGTGATGCAGGCCGCGCAGCCGTCGGCGCGGCGCCGTCGCCACAACAGGGCCAGCCGTTGAGGGCGCCCAGCCAGCTCAATCCGATTGGTGGCGCCGCCAGCGCGCTCAGCCGCATCGCACCGGCGAGGCTCGGCGGTGCCGCGAAGCCGAAACCGACGTTCGGCGCTGTGAGCTCGAGCGTTGACTCGACTGCAGGCCTCGCTGGTTCGCGCCTGGCTGGGCGGCCGTCGATCGGGGCAGACTTCACCGGGGTCAGTTCCAGCGTGAGTTCCACGGCGCCCCTGGCGGGCGCTGCAGGTGCCGCAGCGCCCCGGGCGTCCACCGCCCCCGCAGCAGCTGCGCCGAGCACCTACACGACACAGGATGGCCGCACTGCCACGTTGCCAGCGGGCATTACTCGCACCGTGGATGCCAACGGCAATTCGGTGTTCACCGGTTCCGCCGCAACCATCGCAGCCAGCGGCGGTGCTGCGGCCGCGCCGGCCGGTGGCACGCTGGCACCCATGGTGTTCCCCCTTGCGGCTGCACCTGCAGCGCCGACGCTGGTGGCTCCGCGGCCAACGCCGCAGATCGTGCAGCGTGGTCGCCAGGGCGGGATCATTGAGAACCCCGCCGACACCACGGTGGACAAGCTCACCCGAGCAATGGGCAGCGCCAGCCTGAAAGGCAGCCCGAGTGGCCGCGCCGCAGTAGCACAGGCAATCCTGGGCGAGGCCGGCGCGCGCCAGGCCGAGCGCGCATCTGCGCTCCGCACCCAGGATGAGGCCGATCTTGCCGCTGGCCAGGTCAACGCGGTCGCGGCACAGGGCGACGCCAACCGCGCGCTGCAGGCCGGTCAGTTCAACGCACAGATGCAAGACAACGCCGCCAACCGGCAGGCATCGCTGGAAACCGCCCGCATTGCTCGCCGGCCGGAGATCTCGGTGGCGGCCGACGGCAGCATGGGTGTTGTAGGTGGCGACGGTAGTTGGCGGGCGGTAACAGGCGCCGACGGCCAGAACGTGCGCGCCGCGCAGGCGCCGCGTCAGACCGGGGAGCTCACCGATGCCGACCGCCTGAAGTCCTACACCGATCGATTCAACGCCATTTCCGGGAACGTCACGATGGACGAAGCCGCGAAGACGGCCGCCCTGGCCCAGCTTGATGCGGATCCACTGTATGCGGGGCTGCGCCCGCAAGAGGCCCCGCCCGTGGAGGGAGCGCGTAAGGCGCCAGACGGGAACTGGTACGTGCAGAACAACGACGGAAGCTACTCGAAGGTGAATCTCTGATGGCAACGTTCGAAAAGGTCGATGGGAATCCCTTTGGCGCCGGCGCAGCCGCAGCACCAGCTCCCACAGGCACCGACAAGGTTGCACGCCGACCGACGCTGTCCCCCGTGCAGGGCGATCCGTTCCAGAAGGTGGCCAAGCGCCCGGAGCGATCCTGGGGTGAGGCGATCAAGGACACCGGGCTCGGCATTGCTTCCGGCGCCGCCAACATCATCGGTGGCGCCGTGGAGCAGCGGAACTCCATGGAGCCGACCAACATCGTGCGGCAGGGCCTGCGCGCGCTGGACAGGCTGGGGGTCAAAGGCGCATCCGAGACCGCCGCGCTGGTACCAGGCACGCCATCCGAAGTCTTCGGCGGGCGCCGGGCTGGTTCGGATAGCGCGGGCTTGTCGAAGGCAACGCAGATGGCCACCGACTACCTCGGCGAGAGCCAGTCTGATGCGCTCAAGCAGGAAAAACAGGACCTGCAGGACACCAAGGGCTTCTTCGCCAGTGCCGGCAAGGTGCTGTCCTCGCCGCGACTGATCGGCAATTTCCTGGCCGAGCAGGTGCCAAACGTTGCCGCGATGGGCGCCGGCACGCGCCTTGCGGCTGCGCGGGCGGGCGAACGGGCCTTGGCGGGTGCGTTGGCCAAGGGTCTCGGTACCGAGGCCGCTGAAACGGCAGCAACCGCCGCTGGTCATCGCGCGGCGACTGCCGCTGCCACCGGCATGACGACGATCATGGAGACCGGATCGGCGGGCCAGCAGACCTACCAGCAGGCGATGGCGCAGCCGCAGTCGGTCTGGGATGCCAATCCGGAATACAAGCGCATGGTCGCCGCCGGCGGTGACCCGCAGACGGTCAAGGAAACCATCGCGCGCGGCGCATCGATGGAAGCGCAGGCGATCACCGCACCGATCGCGGCGATCGCCGGCCGCATTGCGGCGCCGTTTGAAGCCGACGTCTTCACCCGGGGCCTGGCGCGCAAGCCAAAAGCGATGCTGGCCGGCGCCGCGCGCGAGACTGTGGAAGAAGGCATCCAGGAGGGCGGCTCGCAGCTGGCCGGCAACCTAGGCCAGCGCCAGGTCGACCCGACCCAGGCAGCGTGGGAAGGTGTCCCTGAAGCGGCTGGTACCGGTGCGGCGATCGGCGGCCTGCTCGGTGGCGGCATGGCCGCCGGCGGCGCGATCGCCAGCCGCGGTAACAACCAGGCCGCAGTGGCAGCTGATGCGGAGCGGGAACGCCTGGCACGCCGGCCGACGCCGACGCCACCTCCGCTGCCGCCGCCGCCGATCCCCCAGATGCTGGCGCTTCCGCCGCCGGAAGTGATGACTGCTGCACCGGACGGCACTATCACGCCTGGCAGGGTCCGCCCGGAGGTCATGGCCGAACCTGAGATGCGCTTTCCGCAGGGCCGCGGCATGTCCGCTCCCTTTGACGGGACTCGCGTCGCTGCGCGGCCGCAGCCGACGGTACCGTTCCCTGACGCAGCCCCCGACTCGATCGCCGGCATCGCCAACCTGGTTTCCCAGGCCCGGCGGCCCAGTGAGCCTGCGGATACCGCAACAGCTGCGGCAGCGCAGGCAGAACCTGTCGCCCCGCAAGCCCAGGAAGGCCAGGCGGCCCTGGTAACACCGGAAGTTCCGGCCGCCGCGGCGCCTCCGGCGCCTGCGGTCGCGCCGCCGTGGGTCGATGCCCAGACCGGTGAAGCGCTTCGAGAGCCGACCACGACGGACATCAAGCAGCTGCTGCACAGCGGCCTGCAGTACCAGGTCGAGACGCATGGCGGAATCAATACGCCGACCCTGCTGCGCTCCATGCGTGATCAGTACGGCCTGCCCAGCGCCCGTGTGCGCCCGCTGCTGGACGAGGTAAAGGGCGAGCGTCGGCGTGGCCTCACTGAGCCGCCCGCCGATGCCGGTAACCTGGCAGCGAGTGAAGTCGCCGGCGCGGCATCGCCGGCGCAGCAGTCGCTGAGGGAGGCTGCACCGGCTGCAGATCTCCAGCTGGATGGTGCCGCGCCAACCAATCGATCCGCCCCGGAGCCACTGGCCAGCGAATTGCAGCGCGCGCCCGGTGATGCGGCTGCGCAGTTGGACACCGGTTCGTCTCGCGCACCGGTCGCCGAGCCGCGTGCAGCCGGCGCGACGGAGACAGCCAGTGTGGCCGGGACCGCTCCGTAGCAGTCCGTGGCCGAGGCGAGCGCTGGCCAGACCAACGTGCCCGCGCAGGCCGAGGTGCCGAAGGTGGCTACCGCGGCTGCTGAGGCGGCGACGAACCCGCAGAACGATCTGCCTGCGCCCACGGATGCACAGAAGGAAGCCGGCAACTACAAGAAGGGTCACGTCCGCATCAACGGACACGACATCAGCATCGAGAACCCCGCCGGCAGCCAGCGGGATCCGCGCTGGCCCGCGCTGAAGAACCACTACGGCTACTTCAAGGGCACCGTCGGCAAGGACAAGGACCACGTCGACGTCTTCATGACCGACCGCGCTGAGGATCCGGCGCTGCCGGTGTACGTGGTCGACCAGGTCAACAAGGACGGCTCCTTCGATGAGCACAAGGTCATCATGGGCACCGCGTCGGAGCAGGAAGCCCGAGAGACCTACCTGGCCAACTACTCGAAGGGCTGGACGGGCTTGGGCGGCATCAAGGAAATGTCACAGGAGCAGTTCAAGGCCTGGGTGCGCGATCCGAAGAAGACCACGCGCCGCGTCACCCGGGCCCAGCAGGCGGAAGCGGAGCCCGCGCCGACGCCGCAGGCCGCTGCGCCCGCAGGTGGAACGGGGCAGGGCGTAAGCACAGCAGCCGAAAGCGTCGGTGCGCCGTCGGAAACCGGTGGTGGGTTGGCCAAGATCGAAAGTGAACCTGCAGCTGCAGCAGCTGCAGCGCCGGCAACGACCGACCAGCCCCCGGCCTATACGCCCAAGGTGCGACGCATCGGTGGTTCTCCGCAGTACGACCGCGGCGACATTGGCACGCTCGGCGCCTACTTCACGCCCGGGCGCGTCGTGAAAGCCTATGGCAACACCCGGGATCGAGTGATCGAGTTTCGACCGCCGGAGAAGGATCAGCGCTGGCAGGTGAAAGTTCAGCAGGTCGATTCCGCCGGCAACCCACTGTCTGGCGAGAAGCCGCGCTGGCACAGCACCACCCCGTCGCCGAACGACCTCGAGCAAGTGCTCGGCAAGCCGATCGCGAAGGCGCGCAAGGCTGCCGCCCCCGCACAGGACAGCACCGCAGCGGCCGACGCTGTGCCTGCGCTGCCGCAGAAGGGGGCCGCTGGTCCGGCGGTGATCGAAGACCTGGGTGAGAAGCTGGGCGGTGCGCGCAAGGACCTGGCCAAGCCGACTGGTTCGCGGCCGCAGCGTCGGGCAGACCCCGACGGTGACCAGAACACCGGTGCAGCCTGGTCAAAGAAGTACGTCGCGATGGAAGACACGCGCAACCCGGGAACCTGGCGCCTGTTCAAGGCGAAAAAGGGTCGCTTGGGTAACCCGCTGGCCAGCCGGCAGACCTTTGCCAGCCAGGCCGAGGCCGACGCGGCAATCCCGATGGTCGAGCTGGCTCGCAATCACCGCGCCGTGGAGCGTGAGCCCGGCAACTGGGCGATCGCGCGCGACGTCACCGACCGCAAGCGCGTCTATCTCAAGGACGGGTACGACACCCGCGCGGCGGCGCTGCCGTACATGGCCGAGAACCCGCCAGCACTGATCGGCACCAAGACCACCGTGGGGGAGGACGCTCTGCCGCGGCCGGACAAGGTCATGCGCATTGGTGAGGCGCGGCGCGAGGGCGATGTCCAGGGCCAGCAGTTCATGGACACCTTCGGATTCCGAGGCGTTGAGTTCGGCAAGTGGAACAACCAGGACGAGCGCCAGGAGGTGATGAATCACGCCTTCGACGCGCTGGTCGACCTGTCCGAGCTGCTGAACCTGCCCCCGCGCGCGATGAGCCTGGACGGCCAGATCGGCCTGGCGTTCGGTGCACGTGGCCACGGCCTCAGCGGTGCCCGCGCGCACTACGAGCGGGACTATGCGGTGATCAACCTGACCAAGCTCAAGGGTGCCGGGTCGCTGGCCCACGAGTGGATGCACGCCCTGGACCACTACCTCGGCCGGCAGGACGGCCGGGGGTCGGAACAGATCACCAACAGTCGCGGCGACAAGGTCATGAAGGCGTCGGGTGTTGACGACTACCTGAGCAATGCCAGCCGATTCCGGGGGAACGTGCGTCCGGAGCTGCGTGCGGCGTTCCAGGAGCTGATGGACACCATGCGAACCCGTGCCGAGCAGTATGTCGAAGACACGGCGCGCGCCGAATCTTTCCTGGGCAAAGCCCGTGACCAGGTGCAGAAGCAACTGGGCGACCTGCGGGCCCACATCGAGAAGGAGCGGGCGTGGGGATCGCGGAAGCGGCCGGCCACGCAGCCGGAGCTGGCTGCGTTCGACGCAGCGGCAGATCGGTTGCTCAACGGTGAGACGTTCATCACCGATGCCAAGCCGACCAAGGGCGGCGGCGTCCGGTTCACCAACGAAGAACTGGACGCGCTCGACGGTGTCTTGAAAGCCGTTACCAACCGTACCGGCTTCAACTCCGAGCGCACCGGCTCGCTGGATCGATTGCGCGATGCGATGGGCATGTATCAGCGCCGGGTGGAGCTGTGGCAGTCGGCAGACGCCGGCGAGGCGAAGACCAAGAACGTGCCGACCTCGTTCATGACCGAGGCCCGAAAGCTGGACGATGGCCGCGTGGGCAACTACTGGACCGCGCCGCACGAGCTCCTGGCACGTGCCTTCAGTTCCTACGTCGAGGACCGCCTGCAGGATGCCGGCCGGGCCAGCGCTTTCATGTCCTTCGGTTCGGACCCGCGCTTCGCGGTGCCGGTCGGTACCGAGCTCGCTCGGCCGTTCCCCGGCGGCGCCGAGCGCCAGGCAATGAATGCCGCCTTCGACCGCTTCTTCGCTGAGGTCAAGCACGAAGAGAGCCCGACCGGTGGTGTCCGGCTCTTCTCCCGCCGTGGCTGGGAGGCCGACTTCCCCGACGTCGTGACGGCTCACCGTCCCGGCCGCCTGAGCGCGCACGCGGATTACGCTGCAGCCAAAGCCGGCGACGACACCGCGGCGCTGCGCGTGGCGCGCGACGTCATCACCCCGGAGTTTGTCCAGGACGTGCGTGCTGCGCTGCCGGAGGGCAGCAAGCCCCTGGTGGTGGCCGTGCAGTCCCAGGAAGCCACAGGTAACAACCGCATCCCGCGCATGGCCGCCGAGGTGCTGGCCCAGCGCCTGGGACTGCAGGTGTCCGAAGACATCGTCCAGGCCGCCAAGGTCAATCGTAGTGCCGGGGATGCCCTGCACCGGCTGGCCAACCAGCCCCCGTTCACCGGCAAGGTGGAGAAGGGCCGCGACTACGTCCTGATCGATGACACGCTGACCCAGGGAGGTACCCTGGCCCAGCTGAAGACCCACATCGAGGACAACGGCGGCAAGGTGGTGCTGGCCACGGCTTTGACCGGCAAGGACTATTCGCGGAAAATCGCCCTCAACTCCCAGAGCCTGGCCGACGTCCGTGAACGTTTCGGATCAATCGAACCTTGGTGGCGCGACCAGTTCGGCTACGGCTTCGAAGGCCTCACCGAATCCGAAGCGCGCTCCATCCTCACCCTCGACAAGGGACGTCTCGATGCTGACGCCCTCCGAGATCGAGTCGCTGCAGGCCGAGTACCGGGCCTCCGGCCAGTGGGCGAAGGAGCAGCTGGCCAAGGATCCGGAGCTGAAGCACCTGGGCCCGGCGGGCGGGTAAACCGATCCGCAGCTCCTGCCGCCAGCGGCGGCCTGGACTTCGACCGCGCGCTGCAGCTCAAAACCGACCTGACCCAGCATTGGGGCGAAAACGCGCCCAGCGTGGTCGTGGTGCGCTCGGCTGAGGATTTCCCTGCCAGCGCCAAGGTGGATCCGGGCTATCGCCGCGCCGAGGGTATGTACGACGGTCGGCCCACGGTCTGGATCAACGCCGGCAACATCGCCACCGAGCAGCGCTTCGCGCAGGTGCTGGCCCACGAGGCAATCGGGCACTACGGCGTTGAGTCCGTTGTCGGTGCCAAGGACTGGACCCAGATCGTTGACGCGATCGACAAGCTGGCCGCCGACGGCACCGGCACCGCTGCGATGAAGGCGGTGCTGGCGGATGTGACCAAGCGCTACGGCACCGTCGATCGCGAGACCTTCGCCAAGGAAGCGATCGCCGTCATGGCGGAGCGGGGGATCCGCAACAGCTTCACCAGCCGCGTCGCCGCCGCGGTCCGCCGCTTCCTGCGCCGCGTCATGCCGTCGCTGAAGTGGTCCGAGACCGAGGTTCGGGACCTGTTGAGCCAGGCTGACAGCTTCCTGCGTGCCGGCATGTCGGCCCAGGCGCAGCGGGAAATGGTGCGGTCCTACTCGTTCGCACAGCCGCAGATCGACGGCCGCGGCGAGGCCTTCCTCGAGCAGAACGGTGGTCGATTTCTCCGCCGCGACGATCAGTGGTACCTCGCCGACGAGCGCGGCCGGCCGGCCGACTTCCTGACCCTTGGTGCCGCGCGCGCTGAGGCCGAGCGCACCGGTGGCCAGGTGCTGGCCGATCCGGTTGAGAGTGGGCCGCGTACCTGGAGCGTGGTGCTGCCCAACGGCGCCGAGGTGACTCGGGCCGCGCGCGGCCGTCTCTTCAGCATGCCGCCGGCAGACGCGCTCGCGGACATTGATGCGATCCAGCAGGGCATCCAGGGCGACGACGTACTGGCGCGTGCCCGGCAGAAGCTGAAAGACCTCAGCCTGAGCAAGGTGAAAGACACGTTGCGGCCCACCTGGCTCGGTGCGCTGGCCACCCGGCACCTGACGGAGCTGGGACGCGACTATTTCCCGACCATCGATCGCTATTCGGACTACCTGGCCGAAATGCAGGCCGATCGGAACAAGCTGCAGGCGGAGGCCGACACGATCGCCGAGGCGGCGCGCCAGTGGGCAAGCAAGAACAAGGCGGAAAGCCGGCGTCTGTTCGACCTCATGCACCAGGCCACCATGGACGGTGTAGATCCGTCGCGCGAGTACCAGCCCCTGCAGTTCCGGATGCCCGGCGAGAAGGGCCTGCAGGTGGTCAACCGTAAGAACGTGTTGCACGCCATCAAGGTGAAACAGCAGCAGATGCGGGAGCGCAGCGGCGACACCAAGGCGAACATCATGAACGAGGTCAAGGCGCTGAAGGCCATGCTGAAGGCAGAGCCACGGCGGCAACGGCAGTACGCTCCGTTGGTTGAGCAGTGGTCACAGCTGTCACCCGAAGCGCGGAGGTTCTACAGCCAGTTCCGTGATGCCTATCGAGCCAGGTCCGACGCGGTGGAGGAGGCCTTGGTCCAACGCATTGAGGACCTGAAGGGCGGCGACATGGTGGGAGGAACGGCCCTAAGCGATAGCAGTCGCCGCATGTTGGTGCACAAGGTTCGCGAACAGTTCGAATCCGCACGCCTGCAGGGCGTCTACTTCCCCCTGCAGCGCTTCGGCAAGTTCTTCGTTGCGGCGGAGAAGGACGGGACCAACACCTTCCTGATGTTCGAATCGCAGAACGAGCTGGATCGAGCTGTAAAGGACCTGGAGCGCAGGGAGTGGGCTATTACCGCCCGAGGTATGAAGACGAAGGGCAAGGCGACGGACGCACCGAGCGGTTCCTTCGTTGCCGACGTGATCGACCAGCTGCGGACGGCGCATGTATCCGACGCGGTCCAGGACCAGGTGTACCAGCTGTATCTGCAGACCATGCCGGAGCTGTCGATGCGCAAGCACCAGATCCACCGCAAGTCGGTGCCTGGCTTCGACCCTGATGCCGTGCGTGCCTTCGCCTACAACATGCAGCACGGGTCGCACCAGCTCGCCCGACTGCGATACGCCCACAAGCTGCAGGGGGTGCTGACCGACCTGAAGGACGCGCAGAAGAAGATTCAGGCAACCCCCAGCGTCGACACGCGAAAGATCGTGGCGGGCGACGCCCTCCTGGAAGAGCTTGGCAAGCGGCACGAATGGATCATGAATCCGACCGACTCGGCGCTGACCAACCTGATCTCGTCGTTCGGCTTTACCTACTACCTGGGCGCCACGCCGGCGGCGGCGCTGGTGAACGTGACCCAGACCGCCCTGGTCAGCTACCCCTACCTGGCCGCACGGCACGGCGGGGTCAAGGCCATGAACTACCTGCTGGCCGCCAGCCGCGACGCTGTGCGCACCGTGGGCAACATCCAGAGGACGCTGACCGACCCCGACGAGCTCCGCGCCTACCAGGCGCTTGAAGCCTCCGGTGCCATCGAGAAGACGCAGGCCCACAATCTCGCCGGCATCGCCGAAGGTGGCATGACGGGCTACAACCCAGCCTGGAGCAAGGCCATGGAGATCATCGGCTGGGGCTTCCACAAGACCGAGGTGGTCAACCGCGAGGCGACCGGCATGGCCGCCTACCGCCTGGCCCGTGCCGACGGCAAGTCATTCGACGAGGCGGTGAAGTTCGCCCGGGACGCCATCTTCGACACCCACTTCGACTACAGCAACGCCAACCGCGCCCGCTTCATGCAGAGCGGTACCGCCAAGGTGCTGCTGATGTTCCGGCAGTACAGCTTGAACATGACCTGGGCGCTCGGGCGGATGGTGTGGCAGGCCACCAAGGGGCAGGACCCCGAGGTGCGCCGGGTGGCACGTCGCAACCTGACCGGCCTGCTGGGCATGAGCGCACTGTTCTCCGGCGCCATGGGCCTGCCGATGATGGGCATGATCATGGGGGCGCTCAATGGCATCCAGGCCACCTTCGGGGATGACGACGAGCCGTGGGATGCAGAGACCGAGCTGCGCGCTTTCCTCACCGGCATGCTGGGGCAGGGCGGGGCGGATCTGCTGCTGCACGGGCCGGCCGACAAGCTGACCGGGGCCAACATTTCCGGCCGTGTCGGCCTGGACAGCCTGTGGATCCGCGACGCCGATCGCGAGCTCGACGGCCGCGGCATGTTCAACAACCTGCTCGAGCAGGCCGCAGGGCCAATGGGCGGGGTCCTGAAGAACGTGCTGGTTGGCAAGCAGCAGGTCGACGAGGGCCACATCATGCGCGGCGTGGAGACCATGCTGCCCAAGGGGCTCAAGGACATGATCAAGGCTGGCCGTTACGCCACCCAGGGCGTCAACACCCTGCGCGGCGATCCGGTCGTCGCGGACCTGTCGCCCTGGGAGATCCTGCTGCAGGCCAACGGCTTCGCCCCGGAGAAGGTGTCCAGGCAGTACGAGACCACCCGCGCGCTGAAGAACTACGAGCAGCACATCCTCGACCGCCGCAAGTCGCTGGTGAACGCCTTCGCCATGGCCCTGCGCAACGGCGACGCCAGCGACCGGGCTTCGGTGCTCAGCAAGATCGGCGCCTTCAACAAGGCCAATTCGGAGCTGGCGATCACCTCGAGCGGTCTGCAGCAGTCCATCAAGAACCGTGCCCGCTACAGCGCCAGGGCTGAGGCCGGCATCGTGCTCAATCCCAAGCTGGCCGCGCGACTGAACAAAGCCGTGACGGAGTAATTGCTGGAACGCTGTAACCCCATCGGGCCTTACCGGATGAAAGCAATGTGAAGACGCCGGCGCTGGTGCCGGCGTTACCGATACAGGGGTCAGTAACCGATGGACAAGAAGGACTCGCAGCTGGTGGCCATTGGAGAAGGAAAGCAGGAGAACGGCCAGCCCATGGACAGTGGTGCTGGTTTTCTTTCCCCTGCAACAGGCTTGGAGGTGGGGCCCAAGGCATCGCGGGGGCGGCACTCTCGCCGCCAGACGCTGGAGAAGGGCATGGAAGATGAGCGCCATAAGGCTCAGGTGGTCTCGATGGAGGCCTTCAAGGCAGGCCGGGTGGGGCAGATCCCCCCGGAGTTGCTGGAGATGTACGACCAGCTGACCCGCGACCAGCACGCGCTGGTGCGGACCTCGATCGTGCTCGTGGCGGCGCTGCGGAGGCGCCTGGGCCTGCCGGACCTCTAAGGGCCATGGGGCCGCCACGGCGGCCCCTTCTGCTGTGCCGGGCGCTCACGGCGCCGTAAGGCCGGCGTGCTGTAATCCGGCCATGTGCTACTCCGCCCAGATCACCGCCGCCTATCAGAAGCTGGTCCGCATGACTGGCGCCACGATCTCCCTTCAGGAGTTCGCAGCTCTCTACGCCCATGACCCGGGGAAGAAGCGGCCGAAGACGCCGAAGGCGATGGATGACGCGTTCCGCGCCGGCGCAAGTCCGGCCGAGCTTGCGGTTTGGGCCGAGATCGAACAGTGGAACCGCGCCGAGGCGGCCATCCTGGAGCAGGAGCTGTTCGCGAACCGGAAACGCCTGGCGGACGCGGAGCGCGCGCTGCAGGTGAAGGAGACGAAGAAGGCGCGGGAGGACGTGCGGATCGCCGGCAACAAGATCGAACGCGCGCTGGCCAAGCTGGCCGACCTCAAGCGCTCCGAACCGAAGGACCGCGACAGCCGGATCTTCCCTGGGGTCTACGCCCCGGTGATCATTTCCGTGGGCGGCAAGCTGGTCATCAAGCCCATGCGCTATCAGTGCCGCCTGGCCGGGAAGCCGGCCAACTACGACCAGCGCTTCCCGGGCACCTACAACGCACGCCGAGATAGCCTGGAGAAATTCTGGGCGCCGGCATTCGGCCAAACCCACGGGCTGATGGTCGTGGAGACGTTCTACGAGAACGTGGAAGGTCCAGACGGCAAGAACCAGGTGGTGCAGTTCACCCCGCGCACCGGCGAACCGATGCTGGTGGCCTGCCTGTGGTCGCACTGGACGGACCCCGCAGGGAAAGAGCCGGACCTGTTGTCCTTTGCCGCGATCACCGACGATCCCGAGCCTGAAGTCGCCGCGGCTGGCCATGATCGGACGATCATCAACATCAAGCCTGAGCACGTCGACGCCTGGCTCAATCCGGATCCGGCCGACCTGGCCGCGCTGTACCGGATCTTCGACGACAAGCGGCACCCCTTCTACGAGCACCAGCTCGCTGCATAGGAGGGGAGCGACGGTGGCGTGGCAATAGAGTGCTCACAATCGCAGCCACTGCGACCGCCATTCGTATCCTGCCGGCCATGCCGCTTCCCGATTCCTTCTACTGGACTACGCGCTCTGCCAGCAAGCCGGGCGATCCGCTCACCGTGATCGCCTGCGAGGGCGTCTGGATCGTGTCCATGTCCCAACGTGTGGACGATGGCACCTGGGTGGCAACTCTCGATCGACATCGGCATGGTCCTGGCAGCGGTCCGTGGCGGCACTGCAGCAGCTACGACCAGGGCCGCGCCGGCGCCGAGCTCTGGGTCACCAGGCACCAAGCTCGATTGCGGGAAGACGTCGCCAAGATCACCGCCTGGCGGGTTGCCGTGCGGGCAAACAGGCTGGCCAAGGCGAACACCGATCCACCCTTCGGCTGGATGGGATAGACCCTCCTGCGTCGCCGATTTGCAGAATTGCGCGAATCGTCAAATCGTTCAGGCAAGATGTGCTCCCAGACAGGGAGCGTGTGATGAAAATTGAGCAGTTGATGCTGACTATTGGGCGGTGTGCTGACAAGGCAGATTCGGGCTGGTTTCAGAGCGCGGCACCGATCGTGCTTCCAATCATCACGCTGATTCTGGGCTTCTTGCTGAAGATGGCCGAGGACGCATACAGGGCCAAAGGTAAAAAACAGGAAGACCTGCGAAAGACTGAGGCAGATCGGGAACTGCGAAAAGAGGCATATCGCGAGGAACAGTCCGAACGCCTGAGAGAGAGGGAGCTTGCCAATCTTCTGGCTCTCCAGCCGCTCACATTTAATCTGGTGCGCGCCTACGCAAAGCACTATCTGGCAGACTTGGCCAACTACCGCTCCACTCAAAAGTGGGGAGTGGATCTGGTTGGGGATGTGAGCGAAGAGTATCGACTGGCTCTGCAATCTGTCCTGCCCATTGAGGCGCGCCTTCACTCGAGAGATGTTGCAGCACATCTCAAGGCGCTCAGAAAAGCGATGGGGAAAGGGGTCCTTACCAAGGACAAGGCAACTGCCGATGCGCTCTATGATGAGGCCGCTGATCTGTTCGAAGTGTTGCAATCAGCCCTGGGCGAGGAAGTGCGCCGTCTAGAATCCGCAGGAACGCACTGA